CTACAAAATCAACATTTCCCTCGTATCATAAACCGACTCATCAGAAACACATCCACAGCGAATTGCACGGTCAAGAGCCATAATCATGGCAACAGCACCATCAATTTTCTCTGTGGATTTTTCTTTGTCCGGCTTGATATTTCCGGCAGGGTCACGCCTTATGAAAATATTATCTATCATCCACCGAAGAACAGGGTGCCCGTTGTGGGCAAGGGTCTGTTCAAGCGTTAATTTCATCAGTTCTTTGGTAGGCGGTGACATATCTTTGTAACCCTGACCAAATTGCACCATCGTGAAGCCCAATCCCTCCAGATTCTGTGACATCTGCACCGCACCCCAACGGTCAAATGCAATTTCTTTGATGTGAAACTTCTGTCCCAGTTCATCGATGAAATTCTCAATAAAGCCATAGTGAACCACATTTCCCTCAGTGGTTTTCAAGTGGCCTTGCCGTTCCCATACATCATATGGAACATGGTCACGTCTTACTCTGAGTGGCAGTGTTTCTTCCGGCAGCCAGAAGTAAGGAAGAACATAATAATGTTCATCATCTTCAGTAGGTGGAAAGACAAGCACGAAGGCTGTAATATCCGTTGTACTGGAAAGGTCAAGCCCACCGTAGCAGATACGACCTGCAAGCATCTCTTCATCAAAAGAAACCTTGCATTTGTCCCACTTTTCCATCGGCATCCAACGCACCGCTTGTTTTACCCACTGATTCAAACGCAGTTGCCGAAACGCATTTTCCTCGCCCGGCGTTTCTTTTGCAGAATTACACGCAGCCACCACCTTATCCATTCCGATGGTCTTATCGAGTGACGGATTTGCTTTTTTCCAAACCTTCGGATCAGTCCAGTCCTCAGATTCATCTGCACCGTAAATGACCGGATAGAAAGTCGGATCATGTTTTCTGCCTTCCAGAATGTCCTTTGCTTTTTGATGTACTTCATAGCAGATTGAATTTGTATCAGTTCCGGCAGTGGTGATAAGAAAATACAAAGGCTGCATTCTGGCATCGCCGGAGCCTTTGGTCATAACATCGAACAGCTTTCTGTTCGGCTGCGTATGCAGTTCATCAAACACAACCCCATGAATGTTGAAACCATGTTTACTATAGGCTTCTGCCGAAAGCACCTGATAGAAGCTGTTGGTCGGGATGTACACGATACGCTTTTGTGAGGTCAGGATTTTCACTCGCTTGGAAAGGGCAGGGCACATTCGCACCATATCCGCTGCTACGTCAAATACAATGGCAGCCTGTTGGCGGTCGGCAGCACAACCGTAAACTTCGGCACGTTCTTCACCGTCACCGCAAGTTAATAGCAGAGCAACGGCAGCAGCAAGCTCTGATTTGCCATTTTTCTTCGGAATCTCAATGTAAGCCGTGTTGAATTGCCGATAGCCATTCGGTTTCAGGATTCCGAACAGGTCACGGATTATCTGTTCCTGCCAGTCCAGCAGTTCAAATTTCTTTCCCGCCCATGTGCCTTTGGTATGGCTAAGGCATTCGATAAAGGAAACAGCATAGTCTGCCGCCTTTTTATCATATTTTGAATCTTTCGCCATAAAGCGTGTTGGTTTAAATCTTGCCATTGTTCTCACCCCCCAACAAAAAAGACCTGCCAAAGAGCAAGTCTACATCATTTATTTTAACGCCCTCAAGGGGCAGTTTTGTAATCGAGATTCCATTCCCATTGTAACCATGTTACCATACAAATTCAAGTTTATCAAGTCATAACGAAAAAATATACTGCACAAACATCGCAGGGCTATTTTGTGTACTATATTTCTTCGGTACGAGCCACAGCCCCCCTTGAATCAGGGGCTGTTTGGAAAGAGTGAGGAAGGTTTATCTTCCCGTCATACTTTCCCATTCAAATTCGCAGGCATTTTCGTATTCCTCATCAAAAAGGGCATCGTCGTCGATGTAGTCCTCCTTGAAGTCGATTCTGTCAATGCCCTCAAAAATCGTTTCATTTTCTTCTGCATCTGCCTTTGCAAGGTTTTCTGCATTTTTCTCAATCCAGTCTATGAACTCTTTATCGTCCATCCTGTCCTCATTTTCAATTTCAAGTTCGTATTCGTACTCTGCATCAAACCAGGTGATGACCGCCATTGTGATTTCTGTTCTTTCGTTCCAATCCGTTCTGTTTGCCATTGCTCTTGCCTTTGCGATTCCGTATGATACCATTGTGCTTTCCTCCGTATTTCGTGGTTTTTTGGTTGTTTTCCTTTCGGTGATTACATATTACCGCATAGCGTGTATAATTGCAAGCGGCTAAACTGCCAGAATATACAGCCTGAAAACCGCCCCTGTATTGTGTAGATTATGACAGCAAAAAAGCAACCGCCACGTTGCGATTTGTGGCGTTGCTTTTCAAATTGGAATGGTATTCGGAATCGTTTTTTCCTGCCGTTACAGGCGAACGTGCGGGCTGTCAGTCCCCGATTATGATCGGCATCAGACCGTTTGGCTTAGGAATAAAAAGTTCAATGTTCCAAAATCGCTGTCTGTACTTTTCCATAAGTTCAGGAGAAAGATCTGTGAAATCTTCTGCTCCAAGACCTGCGATGAAAAATGTGCCTTTGATGATGTCACCTGTTTCAGGAAGCATTCTGTTCCACTCCGTATCGGATTTCAGCTTTGATTCATCATCACAAACAAGGGCAATTTCATCTTCAAAAGGGTATATCGCTTGCAGATACCCGCCAACTGTTTTCTGCATGGATTCCAGATTGCCGTCAATTTCAGCTTCTCTTGGATGTTTTCTCGGTTCAACGATAAGTACTTTCATATGGTTTTCCTTTCTGAGCCGTATGCGGGGCAGTTTGTTCTGCCCCTTGGCTCTTTGGTTTTTAGTTCAGTCTGATGCGAATTGCAGGGTATTCCTTTGCATTGCCCCAGATGTCCGGTCTGATTATCGTGCAAAGTCCCTCAATGCTGCATCCCTGTGCGGCAAGTTTGTGCAGATTCTCAAGGAGTACCGTGCTTGTTTCTGTAATCGCAATTGTTTCAACTCCCGCCTCTCGCATTGTCTTAACAAAGTCGCTCATGTCTGTTGTCCAAGGGAGCTCATTGCATTCAAATTCGCTGCTGTTGTGGTTAAGGTTGAATTCGTAAGTCCAGTAGGCTTCAAGTGTTCCCCGGCTCAGCTTGGTTGCATCGTTCTCAGAATTTATTCTGAGGTTTTCAAAGTAGTTTTTAATCTGTTCGTTCATGGTGTTTTCCTCCAAATTTCGTGGTTTTCGGTCGGTTTTCCGTTCCGTTGTGTTGTATATTGCCGCATTTCAGGAATATAGTCAACGGTATCTGCGATAATAAATGTAACAAACATGGAGGTGCGGACAAAAAGTTGGACCAACAGGAAAGGAAAAATAAGATGAGATATAGCGAAAAGGAAAAAATACGAGTAGTGAAAATGTACTATGAACTTGGAAGTATTCAGAAAGCAATCCAAAAGCTGGGATATCCCAAGAGAAGAAATATGGTATACAAATGGATTGAAGAATATAAAAAAACAGGAAGAATAAAAGATAAGAGAAGCAGCCATGATATAAAACAATATACAGAAGAAGAAAAGGCATTCGCTGTTCGCTTTTATCACGAAAATCATGGCAGTTATCAAAATGTCGCAAATGAGCTTGGGTATCCATCGGCAGCACAGCTTAGACTTTGGGTTGAAAGAGCAGAAAAGGATTGCAAAATTACACCACATATGATAGAATATACAAAAGAGAATTTTATTAAAGCGGCAGTAGAGTTTTGTACAGATGAGAGTGGTATTGTATCCATAAGCAATAAATACCATATAGCTCCTGGCACAATAAAAAAAGCAGCAGCCGTTTTACTCAGTAAGGAGTATGAGCAACGAATGAGTAGACAAGAACCAACTATTGAAACCATGTATGAAAGCATAGAACAGCTTATGGCGGAAAAATCTGCACTTGAAGAAGAACGTGAAAGACTGAAGCAAGAAGTGCAAAAACTTCAAATGGAACGTGATGCTCTTGAAGTTGCTGGTATTATGCTAAAAAAATTCGGAGGTATCGATCTGAAAACGATGAATAACCGTGAAAAGACGATAGTGATCGATGCCTTAAAAGAAAAATATCGTCTTGCTGATTTGCTGAAAATGCTGGATATATCAAAGAGCAGCTATTACTATCAGCATAAAGTAATTGTTAAGCCTAATAAGGATGATAAATTCAGAGAAAACATTAGACAGGTTTTTTCAGAAAATCACAAGGAATATGGATATCGACGTATTCACGCAGTTTTGTCCGAAATTGGAATTCATATTTCAGAAAAAAGAGTACGTCGTATCATGAAACAGGAAGAATTGAAGGTATATCAAAGAAATACAAAAAAGTACTCTTCTTATGCTGGGGAAATTACACCTGCTGTTCCCAATCTGCTTGAACGTGACTTTTATGCCGAAAAGCCTAATGTGAAATGGTTGACTGATATCACAGAATTTTCTATTCCTTCCGGTAAAATATATCTATCTCCAATGATAGACTGCTTTGATGGTATGCCTGTCAGCTGGAAGATTGGAACGTCACCTGATGCTAATATGGTTAATTCAATGCTTGATACTGCTGTTCTCTCATTGAATGAAGACGAGCATCCTATTGTCCATTCTGATCGTGGCTCACATTATCGATGGCAAGGTTGGATTGATAGAATGGATAAGTATCATCTTACACGTTCGATGTCTAAGAAGGGTTGTTCACCTGACAACTCAGCGTGTGAAGGCTTCTTTGGATTAATAAAAAACGCAATTTTCTACGGACGAGATTGGAGAGATGTAAGCATAGATGAATTCATCACGCTTCTTAACAATTATCTTCACTGGTTTAGAGAAAAGCGTATTAAACAAAAACTTGGTTACAAAAGCCCGATTCAATATCGAGCCTCTATCGGTATTCCATTTATCTCAAACAGATCACTGAATTGCTGAATGTTCATCATTTATAATATACACTCAATGTTTTTATGGGCAAAATAGCCTGGATACATCAAATTTTGGTGTCCAACTTTTTGTCCGCACCTCCCATAACGCCGAAATCAGAGGAGATTATTGTGTAGAATATGACAGCAACACAAAGCCGCCCTGTCGGCTCGTGTGGGGCTTCATTGCAATGGGGAAAAACTACAGAGGAATCCCTGAATTGACCACACAGCCAAACGTGGTGGCTTGTATTCGATTATTCTGCTGTGTTACGGTGAATGATGCTGATGATTTTTTCCTGTTCTTCCAGGGAGATTCCCAAGGCTTCAAGAGCCTCACGGATTCCGCAGTCGGGGCAAATCAGCGTTTCATTATCCACTCTTGAAAGTGCAGGAACTTCAGTATAAACACATCCGCATTTCGGGCAGGTTCTTTCTGTTGCAGTTTCAGTTTTCATAATAGGCAGCTCCTTTCAGGCTTTTTTCGTAGGCTTCATCAAGGTACTTGAAATCAAATCCAAAAAGAGTGTATCCGAATTTGCAGGTGCTGACATATGCAGAAGTTGGAATTCCAAGCCTGCGTTCCTCGTGCATGATATACACAAAAGCATCAATCATTTTTCCAGTTTCGGAAAGCCTGATTTTCATATTTTTCTTGTAGTAAAAATTAGGGCAGCCCTCGTAGGCATCAAGGCTGCGTTCATCGGCGGCGGTCACTTCCCAGACAGCAACCGGAACAACACCGCCTTTCTTCTTTTCAATGGTAAGGTAAGAACCGGTTTTGCTGCCCTTGTAGAGAAGTTTGTAATCTTTGATGACAGCTGTTCCCACAATTTTTGCTGTGGGGCAGCGGTACTTCATCTGGTGAACATTGAGGTTTGAACCGTAGGCAAGGTAATATTTTTTCATCTCAAATCTCCTTTTTGTAAATTCCGCTTTGCGGTAGTCACATATTAACTCTTTCGGAGAAGAATTGCAACCCGCTAAAACTACAAAATTTATGGTGTGAAATTTGTTCAGATTACACTTTGCAAAATCAGGGGCTGTGCGGGCTTGTGTGGCTGGGTTTGTATGGTGGGGAAACGATCCCACAAAAGCAACGTGGGCGGCGATGTTGCCACCTGTTGCCCTTGAGTGCGAGCCTTTTCAGGCTCTGCCGAATCGGAAGGCTGCATCTCCGTCAAGGTTCTTGGTAAGAAAACTTCTCGCTGTGGAGAACTCTTCACCAACCAGTCCCAATCGAATCAGCCATGTTCGCATTGCAAATTTCGGATTTTCCGTTTGCTGTGGCTTTGGACTTGCTGTTTTCAGTTCCTTTGCCATTTCGGAAAGTGCAAGGCAAAGCTGAATGTAGCTTTTCAATTGTCCTGCGTGAAGTCCGTTTTTCTTTTCTGCTGTAGGCTTGTCAAACTGGAAAAGTCGAAATTCAATTGTGCTTTTTGTAAAGGTTGCATGGAAGTTCAGCATATGGTATCGGCTATCATTGTAATGTTGATTTCTGCCGTAATTCGCACCGTTTGCTGTGTACCAGATATCTGCAAACTGTGCCATTGTGGTGGGCTTCTTTTTGTTCAGCTGTTCAATGAATCTTGGGTTTACCGTTCTGCAATATCTGTTCATTCTGCCCTGGTCAATTTTCAAAGCATCTGCAATCAGTCTTTCGTGGCTTGCCATGATGTTTGCAAGGTTTCTCAGGCTCTGCGGTGTGTGTCCATTCGCTCCTATGTGAATATGAACTCCTGCCCCAACCCCTGCGTGGCTTACTGCTCCTGCCTTGCGAAGCTTTCTGACCAGTTCCTGCAAGGTTTCAATGTCGCTGTAGTGAAGAATCGGTGTAACCAGTTCGCACTTTTCAGCATCGCATCCTGCAATGCTGACGTCTTTCTGGAATTTCCATTCTCTGCCTTGTGCGTCCCAAGCTGACCAGGTGCTATATCCGTTTCGGCTTGCTGTGAATTCGTATCTGCCTGTTCCGAAAAAGTCTGCGGCAAGCTTTGCAGCTCGTTCTCTTGTGATGTGGTTCATCTCAATTTCAACCCCAATGGTCTGATTTTTCAGGTTTTCAATCTGTCTTTCTGTTTTAGCGTTCATGGTATTTTCCTCCGTAATTTCGGGCTTTCTGCCCTTTCGTTGTATCACATATTACCGCATTACGGAGGACATATCAAGCGGCTAAATTAACAGAAAAACAGACTGTATATCCGCCGAATAATTGTGTAATATACAGTCTTGCTTTACTTGATTTTCTATGGTAAAATACAGTACGATGGAATAGGTTCTGCCTTATTTTTCGGCTTCCAAAACCTTGAAAGAATCCACTTCTGGAATCAGGGCAAGAGAAGAGCCGTTTTGCCATTTCATGTGTATGGAACCCATATCATCGATATGAGTGACCTCACCGATTGTTCCCGGAAGAATGGGATATTTTTCATCACGCATAGAAATCAGCTGTATTTTCGTTCCAATCGGGTATTGTTTTCGGAGTTGTGCCAGATAGTTTTTATTCGGAAACTTCATCATTTGCCGCCTTTCTGAAAGCTGAACTGCCTGAAAGATTTCTGAGCAATGCCTTTCTTGCCGATTTGTACTTTGCACCGATCATACCCAAGCGAAGAAGATAACAACGCATTGTGTATTTGGGATTATCAGTGGTTTCAGGCTTGTTATTGATACGTTTCTGATTCTTTGCAAATTCGCAGAGCATGGAAATGAAAATGCAGTAGGCATCTGCATCACCATCATTTTCAACGGTGAACCAAGGAAATTCTACTTTATCATCAGACTGAATAATGTCCAGTGAATCTGTTTTGAAAGCTACCTGAAACAGGACGGCTTTATTTTCGCAGATTTGGTGGAGATTGTTCAAGGTATGCTCTGTGAAGAAGCCCGCAGGCATCTGAACAGTTAGTTTATTTGCTGACGGAATTTCATACCCTCTGCTTGCAAGTTCACTAATCAGCATTTCAACCTCTTTTCCATCTGCTGAATCGCTGATTTCAAGATTGCCATCTTTGGTAACTGTGTAAAAGTCACCAATCTTGTAGGCACAGGTCGGCATGAACTGATATTCGGCAGGGATTTCAATGATCTCGCTGATGGCATTCACCAGTTCCTTTCGCTTTTCTCCTGTAAGATGTAATTCAATTATCATATGTTTGACCTCCTTTTCGGTAGTACACATGATAACTCTGAATGGCACAGATATCAAGTGTGGGATATGTAGAATTATTTTCCCTCGTTTTGTGCATAATAGGCGATTCCTGCCAGCACAAACCAAGCGTTGCTTGAAGCGATACCATTTCCCCACATTTTATAAGCAGCGCTATCGGAATACGGATTCTTCAGCCACTTTTTAATTTGCTTACGGGATTTTGGTTTGCAGGTCTTACCAACAGCTTTGTTGTATGTTTCAAAAACATTCTGCCACCATGTGACCTGTTCTTCGGTCGGATTTTCAATGCCGATATCGTCACACCACCAGGTCGGCATACCTTGCAGTAACGCACATTCCTGCGGTGTCAGTCGCCTTACGATATATTCAATTTCAGAAGTGCTGTCATTGACAACAGGAGGGTCTTTATAGTCCGATGCTACAAGTGTGTTTGCTTTTTCCTTTTCAGCAACGGTATGATGAGAATTTTTGCTTGTGGAGTATTTCGGATGAGCAATTCCGCCTGCACCTGATGCAACAAGTGTCGGGGATTTTTCCTCTTCAATCTGAAAACTGAATCGTGCGTTGTATCCCTGATTCATGGCAGGTCTGCCGATTCCATAAGAAACAGCGTGATTTTCCGTACAATTCAGCGTGTACATAGTTTCCGATTCCTTGTATCCGTCACCGTGATGTGATGGGCGTGAGCCGTTGCCCTCAACTACAACCATACCACCTTGATTTTTGCAAGGTGACTGATTGCTGGTATCAATGGTTCTGGAAGTTTCAGCTTCATAGAATCCGCTGTTCGGATTATTACTCAGCATGGAATTGCTGTATTTTCCGCAGATGCCATAAGTTTTATGAAAATTTTCCACTACAAAAGGCTGATTATTTCCGCCTGTTCCATAAGTTGCAGAAACTGTCTGAGCAACATTAAGAGGTCCTGTGTATCTGGTATCCTGAGAATGATTCTCGAACATCAGACCTGAGCCTGTTTTTTCAAAGCAAGTTCCAAAACTTCGGGAAGTTTCTTGCCACGCTCTGAAGCTCTCCGCAGAATACCCAGACACGCCTTCTGACTCAAATAATATTTTTGAGGCACATCCGCCATCAAAATCTGCGACAAGGTAGATTCTCGCTCTTCGTTGGGGAAGATACCAGTATTGAGCATCGAATGTTCGGTAGGAGAGAGAGAAATTTTCACCCATGATTTCTCCTGCCTTTGTCCATTTTTCAGGTTTAGGGACAGATAAATCTGTGTCTTTAATCTTACAGAATTCTTCAAGAACGCATCGGAAGTCTTCTCCGCCATTTGAGGAGAATGCTCCTGTGACATTTTCCCACACTGCAAATCTCGGATATTTTCCATTGGTTGCACCTCTCATTTCCTTTATAATTCTGATTGCCTGAAAGAAAAGTCCTGAACGCTCTGCATTCAAGCCCTGACGCTTGCCTGCAACTGAAAGATCAGTACAGGGCGAGCCAAAGGTGACAATATCCACAGGCTCAATTTCTGCACCGTTGATGCTGTTGATGTCGCCAAGGTGCTTTACAAAAGGCAGTCGCTTTTCGGTTACAGCGATAGGAAAAGGTTCAATTTCTGATTTCCAGACAGGCACGATGCCGGAAAGCATTGCCATCATAGGGAATGTTCCTGAACCATCAAAAAGACTGCCAAGGGTGAGAGGTTTATTCATCAGGCTTTTCCACCTCTTTCACCAGCTCAGAATATGCGATCTGTTTTCCATCACGGATAACATACACACCGTCAGCATCGCCGCTATCCTCAACATAGCGACGAAGAATAACAGATGCATATTTTTCATCCAGTTCCATTGTGTAACAAATGCGATTCATCTGCTCACAAGCCATAAGGGTTGAACCGCTGCCACCGAATGTATCAATAACCACACCATTTGCCTGTGTGGAATTTCCGATAGGATAGCTTAAAAGGTCAAGTGGCTTTGAAGTTGGGTGATTTGCATTTCGTTTCGGCTTATCAAAATTCCAGATGGTCGTTTGCTTGCGGTCTGAATACCAGTGATGCTTGCCGTTCTGCATAAAGCCATACAGCACAGGTTCGTGCTGCCACTGATAATCAGAGCGACCCAGCACAAGACTGTCCTTTACCCAAATACAGCAGCCTGCAAGATGAAATCCGGCATCAATGAAAGCTTTTCTGAAATTCAGTCCCTCCGTATCCGCATGGAATACATAGGCTGCACCGCCTTTTTCAAGATGGTCAGCCATACACTTGAATGAAGCAAGAAGAAAGTTGTAGAATTCTTCGTTTTTCATACTGTCATTCTGAATGGTAAGTCCGCTGGAACTCTTGAATGAAACGCCATAGGGCGGATCGGTCAGAATGAGGTTTGCCTTTGTATCTCCCATAAGAGCAGATACATCTTCGACTGATGTGGCATCACCGCACATCAGCTTATGTTTTCCGACAGTCCAGATATCGCCACGCTGTACAAATGCAGCCTTTTCAAGCGCTGTGGTAAGGTCAAAATCATCGTCTTTGACTTCATCACCGCTATTTGTATCAAATAAATCAGCAATTTCAGATTCATCGAAACCAGTCAAACCAAGGTCGAAGCCGAGCTCCTGCAATTCCTGCATTTCAACGGACAGCAGTTCTTCGTCCCAGCCTGCATCTAACGCCATACGGTTGTCGGCAAGGATATATGCTTTCTTCTGTGCTTCAGTCATATGGTCAACAAATACACAAGGGACTTCTGAAATATTTTCAGCCTTTGCAGCTTCAATCCTGCCGTGTCCGGCAAGAACGTTATATTCCTTATCGATAATGACAGGATTGACAAATCCGAATTCACGGAGGGAAGAACGAAGTTTCAAAATTTGTTCTTTATTGTGTGTTCTGGCGTTATTTGCATAAGGCACTAACTTGTTAATGTCAACAAGCTGAAATTCTGTGGTTGTGGTCATCGGTAATTCCTCCTCTGCTGGATTCTGAGCATTCCTTTTCGGGCAGCATCGATATTGCCTTTTACGGCTTGTCCCTTGATAGTTCTATATTGCTGTTTGGTCATATTGTTTCGCTGCTGTTTTAACTCTCTCCAGAATTGAACATCTGCTTTCATAAATACTCACTTTCCGCTGCGGAGCAGCTTTTCCATCATATCTTCCTGCGGATTGCCCTGAAATTCCACAGAACAATTTTCCCTCACGATCTGAAAAATCTGATTCCAGATCTGATTTGCCTGTTTCATGTAGTTCTGTGACATCGCTACATAGGGAGAGGCGATCGCCGCACCCGTTGTGGGATGCTTTGAAATGTATCCATATTTTGTGACGATCTGCTCGCAGTGAATCCAACGGGAAATGCTCATGGCATATTGTTCTACCAGCTGGCGGCTGACGATTTTTTCACAGGAGCGTTCTTTCAGCCATTGGTAAGTTTCGGTGTACACATCATCTGCGAGAAGTTTTGTACCGTCACGCTGTAGTTCCTGCATAAATTCACGAACAGGCGGTGTTTCAGTGGATTCCATATCCGTCGGCTGCATCATGACTTCCGCAGTTTTTCCCTCAGCAATTTTCTCAGTCAGAGCCTTTCTCGGTCTGCCCGCCCCAGGTCTTGCACCGCCTCGGTTTGTACCGTCTTTCGCCATGATGTCATCACCTCCGAAAAATCAAAGAAATTCAAACAAAAATTGTAAAATCGGGCATAAAAAATGCTGACTTAAAAGTCAGCAAAAGCAGGTTTTATTGGTATTTTCTAATGTTTTAATATTCAAGGGGTCAATCGGGTGTTTGAATATTGAATTTTGTGCGTGAGAGGGGACGCCGGTCAATGTTTTGCCTATTGTTAGAGGTTTTTATACCCCAGGGGCTTTTCAGTATGTATAAACAGGGTTCTTATCTTCCGTCCATGTCTTTTTATCGTGACAGGGCTTGCATAAGGCTTGCCAGTTGGATTCGTCCCACATCAAAGCAGGGTTGCCACGATGCGGTTGTATGTGGTCGACCACAGTTGCAGGAACGTATCGTCCTTGCTGCATACAGCATACACACATCGGGTGTTTGCGGAGGTAAGCTTTACTGAGCCTACGCCATTTGCTGTTGTAACCACGCTTTGCAGCTGACGGTCTGTCAGGCTGTTTATGTATCTTGCAGTATCTGCTGTCGGTAAGGTTCGGACAGCCTGGGTAACTGCAAGGGTGCTTACACTTCTTCGGCATTCTCTCACATCCTTTTTTTCTGATTATAATGATACCACATTTTCTTAGTGGCTTTCAATGGCTTTTAGTGGCGAGTTTATAATTTTCTGCACTTCATTCAATGCTCTGCCGTGCATACGATAAACCCACCTTAAATCTGTAGACATCAGCAAGGCGATTTGTTCCCATTTCTTAAATTGCAAGTAACGCATCTCCAGGATTGTTCTGTATTCCGCAGGTTCAATTCTGTTTACAACACGCATGATCTCACGTTTCAAATTCACTAAGGCATCAATATCCCTGTCGATTTCATTTTCAAGGTCGATAATTTTTACAACGGTTTCTTCCATTCGGGAAGTGTTTCTGTTTGGACTGTGCGGCATATCGCTGTAGACTGTTGTAGCTTTTGTCGCAAGCTCGTTCAGATTTCTAATTTGTTCAATTTTAGAATTAATCTGCATATCAAGATAACGTGCCTGTTCCATGTATTCTTTTGCTGTCATATTTCCTCCAATTCCGCTCTGACTGCTGTCATCAGGGCTGTCTGTGTTTTATCTTTTTCGGTAAGTGCTTTCAGGATTTTCTCGTCAACCGTACCTCTTGTGATAATATGCTGTATGATGACAGTTTCGGATTTCTGCCCCTGTCGCCATAATCTCGCATTGGTCTGCTGATAAAGTTCCAAACTCCAGGTAAGTCCAAACCAAACAAGAAAATTTCCTCCTGTCTGTAAATTTAATCCGTGACCTGCACTTGCGGGATGTATCAATGCGACCTGCAATTTTCCGCTGTTCCAGTTCTTTATGCTTTGTGCTGATTTGATTTCCTGATGCACAATTCCAAGCTTACCAAGCCTTTCTGTAATTCTCGTTCTGTCATGCTTGAACCAGTATGCCACCAGAACGGGTTTGCCGTTTGCGGATTCAATAATATCCTCCAATGCATCAAGTTTTCGGCTATGTATCGGGATTATCTCTCCACTATCATCATAAATTGCACCGTTTGACATCTGACACAGCTTATTGCTTAAAGCCGCAGCATTCGCCGCTGTGATCTCCGTATCCTGAACCTCAAGAAGCAATTCGTCTTTCAGTTCTTTGTATTTTTCCTTTTCTGCCTCCGACATCTTCACCATGTATTCGTTAGAAATGAGTTCAGGCATTTTCAAATGGTCTATCGCTTTCATGGAAACCGTAATGTCCGATATTTTCTCGTATATCCTTTCTTCTGCATCAGGCAGAGGTTTATAGGAATACACGATATAGCCGTTCTGCTTATCAGGCTTGAAGTATTCGTTTCTGTATTGCCCGATAAATCTTCCCAAGCGTTCTCCCATATCCAGCAGACGGAACTCCGCAAATAAGTCCATAAGTCCGTTGCTTGCAGGAGTGCCTGTCAATCCTACGATTCGTTTCACCATTGGTCTGACCTTCATCAATGCTTTGAATCGTTTGCTCTGATGATTCTTAAACGAACTCAATTCATCAATTACGATCATATCGTAATCGAATGTTGTATTGCTGACAAGCCAGTCCACATTTTCACGATTGATGACGTAGATGTCGGCATCTGCCTTTAAAGCTGCAATGCGTTCTTCTGCTGTTCCGACTGCAACACTGTATCTCAGGTGCTTCAGATGATTCCATTTTTGCACTTCTGCCGACCATGTATCTCTTGCTACTCTCAGTGGTGCGATAATCAAAACTTTTCTGACTTCAAACAGGTCATATATGAGATTGTTGATAGCTGTAAGGGTTGTAATCGTCTTGCCAAGACCCATATCAAGCAGAAGTGCTGCAATTTTATGTTCTTCAATGAACTTAACTGCATATTCCTGATAATCATGAAGTTTCATTGCTCATCACCTCTTTTATGATTTTGTCGATGTCCTCTAAGGCATCAAGGACGTAAACCCTGAAGCCTAACCGCCTCAGAAGTCTGTGTCTTGAAAGCTGTAGAGGTCTTGGTTTCTGATTTGGTGCTTTGACTTCCACAAAGGCAAACCTGCCATGCGGTAAAAGCAGTAAACGGTCTGGCATTCCATCGAAACCGGGAGATACAAACTTCGGACAAATCCCGCCATGCTTTTTTACTGCCGTTACAAGTTTCTGTTCTATCTTTTTTTCTCGCATTCCATTCCTCCTGAAATTCACAAGACACAACTGACACAACAGTTTCGGAAAAATCCTATACGTGCGTATGTGCGTATACACGCTTACGTTATTCTCTATAAAATAGATTTCATTTAATATAGAAATTCTTGTGATACTTGTGTTAGTAGTGCTTGGAAGTGCCTATTTTAAAGGCTTTTTTGCTGTTCACAACTTCTGTCAGAAACACAAGAGGACAGAATCACAACCTCTCGTAAATCCTCTGCCTTCCATAGATGGCAAGCTTTCTGATTTTGTCGGTTCTCTGCCAACCGTCCACCTTGGTCATAAGGGCAGCTATCGCATAGGAGTCGGATGGCTTGAGGTCGGATAAGTTCCTGCAAAAGCACTCGCTCCAGATCTCCGCATTGCTGACCGACTTTCTCTGCACCGTACCCTTTGCCGCAGTATTGTCCGTGAGATAATTTCTTCTCTCATACAAATCCATATGACTCCAGTTATCCGGAAGAAGTGTATTTAAATATTCCTCCACCATACCCTGGCGCTCATCGCTTTCCATTGCATCAATCTGTTCGCTCAATGCTTCACTGCTTTCCTGCGAATTCAGATACAAAGGCTCGCCCTGCCCATACAGGTACTTTGCTTCCGCCCACATTTGCAGGACTTCTTCTCTGGTAATATCCCATGATTTACGCTTGCTCTGCCCGGTTACCTTAATCGGCCAAAAGCGGCGGTTGCCTGTAATATCACGGAGGAAACCTGTCTCGGAGTTGGTTGTTCCCACGATAATGCACTGCCTTGGGTGGCTCTCAATCGTTCTGCCATAGGACGGACGGTAAATATCATCAGTACGGCTGACAAAGGCTTTCACGACCTCTACATCCGCTTTTTTGAGTCCTGCCAGTTCGCCCAGTTCCAAAATCCAGTATCCCTGCAGTTTCTCCGCACCGCTCTTGTCCTTCATATCCGTCAGATTCAAGCTGTCGGAATAATACTCATTTCCCATCTTTGCAAAAATCGTAGACTTACCGCAGCCCTGCGGACCCACCAATACCACAACCGAATCAAACTTGGTACCCGGCTCGTAAATTCTCGCTACCGCCGCCACAAAGGATTTTCTGGTTGCAGCCTTAACGTATCCCGTGTTATTCGCGCCAAGGAAATCAATATACAGATTTTCAAGCCTTACCACACCATCCCATTCCGGCAGTGCGTCAATCCAATCACGAAGAGGATTGAAATGCCTGTCCTCGACCACCTTAGTGAAAGCCACATCGTGGTTTCGGCTGGAGAAAGTTTCATAACGAATGTCGATGAGTGCCTTCAGCTGAGCTGTATCCGCATCTCTCCAGAACTTATTGTCACTGGGTCTTGTCCACGGAATGGCACCTGTAATCTGCACTCTGCCTACCAGTTCATTGAAGGCAATATTTGCAAAATCCGGGTCATTGTTTAATATCAGCATCAGATTCCACACACTGTTTTCAAGGCACTTGCTTCTTGGCATATAGCGAAGTTTGGTCTGCCAGTTGGTATTCTCCGAAAAATCGTCTGCTGCCCTTTGCTTCTTTTCCTCAAGGTCCTGTAATTTAACCTTATCAAGCGTCATGGCAAACTCGCACATCTGCTTATATGATTTTTTATCATCGTCCTCACTGAATTTATGAAGGCGGACAAGGTCAAAGGCATTGCACAGTTTACCGCCTGCAGGGTCGGTTGCATGGTGGCTGTAGGAAAATTTATCATCGTAAATTACAACACCCGCAGAACCCTCACCAGGAATAAAATCATATCTGCCGGAGGTATCTGCAGTCGGCTCATATACACCTTGAAGGAACTCATCAATTGCCGTACTGATAGGAAAATAAACACGGTTGAACAGACCGACCACGCCCTCTTTTTCAAGTGGGTCTTTCTGCTGTTTTACATTATGGTCGGATGCCTTGCTTTCCTTCGGTGTGGTAGGGAGTAGAGAACAATCTCTCCAATTAGGATGCTTCGCAAAAATCGTGTCCGGGTCAAGCCAGTCACCTTCTATTGTGTCAAAGAGGTATTCTCCATTGGACGGACAGGTCGGCCAGTACATCAGCTGATGCGGAGAAAACGAACACGGGTCAAGCATACTGATAAAGCCGTTATCCTGGGCATAATATCTTGCAGCCGCATTGAATTCATCCGGGGACATATCACGGCTGACCGGAATAATCATTCTCGCCCTCGGATGCTCCGGGGTGTGGCTGTGGGTGGTGTAATAGCAGCCCTTGTTGGAAATTTTGCTGCCAATGTTCTGCAAAAACTCTGTTTCAATGTTGTCAAGGTCATATACCAGCATGGAACGGCACACCACTTTATTTGCCTGTCTGCGGTTATCACGCAGATGTCCGGCAACAAAGCCGCCCTTGTCCTTGATATCATCACGCTGACCTTTGGGCAGTTTCGGATATTCTTCTGCCGTTTCTGAAGTATAAATAGGACTGCGCAAGCGGTCACATAATTCATCGAATCGAATCGTTTTATTCGACCAGAATTTTGCCGTCCTGCCGTTTCCATAGGCAATACTCAAATCACGCATTTTCTGTAACCTCCTTCAAATCACTGCCAAAATAGCGCAGTCTGTAATTTTTCCTTTTGGCTCTCCTGATTTCGGCATCCATTCCGGCTGATACGATTTCTCCGAACACCCAAACCTCGCTGCAATGGCTCATCAGCACATTTCCAAAATGAAGCCCCAATTCACGTTCCGTTAAATCGTTATCATTAAGAAACTGTGGAAACAGCAAATGCGGAGCAATGGGGATATACCCCTGCTCCACAGCAAATCGACTGTACTTTCGTGCATTTGCAATGTTCCCGGCAATATCTCCGGAAAACGGGGAGCATACATACACAATCGGTCTGTACGCTCTTGCCGCTTTTGTTGCCTTCTCGATGGATGTTAGTGCTTCGTAGGTAGTTGGATCAGGATAGCCTTCGCTGTTATACCTGCTCACACCCACAAGCCGCACCTCCCATCAGCTTTCTGCTGCAGTTATCGCAAAGGACTGCCGTGCCAAACAGGTCAACATCACCGTCTGCAAATACATCTGCAAGGTCGACCTGAACCTCTGAACCGCAGTGCGGACAGCGGCAGAATACATTTTCATCGTTGATTTCAATGGAAACCTCCATCGCATCATTCAGCTGTTCTTTCACATAAAACATCTTATTTTTCCTCCTCTAATTTGGTTTTGTACCATTCAAGATGGCGTTTTCTGTCTTCGTAAGCAGGGAATGCCACGAGCAGACCCACATCAACTTTCTGCAGGATTTCCAGCATCTCAATCTGTTCTTTGGTCAGATACGGTCTGATACTTTTGCCTTTTTCGATGTTATTGGCAAGTCTGAACTGTTTTGCAGTCATGCCCAGAACAATGCGGTTTAACATATCGCACTCATTGCTGAAGTGATAAGGCTTCGGCTTGTCATGGAGCAGCTTGATATTTTCGGTCAAAAGTGGGAACTCCTGTCTTGCAGATACCAGGTTCTTAATAAAAGCATCCATTTCATTAAATCTGCGAATGTACAGTTCTTTGAACTTCATAGCCTTTTGCCCGGTATATCCCATTGCCAGCATTGTGAAACCGTCACGGGTCATGCAGTAGCACGGCTGCTTTTTATTCTGGTTGTTAGTGTATGAGGACGGCGCAAAATTGCGCTGTCTGAATTCTTTACTTAACCCGGATGTTGGGTCAGTGATTTTGCGGATATCACGCAGTACCTCTTTATGGTTCTTCTCAAAAAACTCCGCTACAAACAAGCTGTCCACTCTTGCGGTGTCATGGGCATCGGCAAAGATGCCGTATTCGTCTTTGGGTATCAATTCTTTCATAAAAATACCGCCTTTCATAAAAGTAGGGTCTTGCCCTCTGATAGTGAAAGGACAAAACCCTGCGTTTTAAGAACCGTATTTTTAATCTTTTTTGTAGAAGCTGCATTCATACCCGTCAGCACGGAGAAGCAGACCCGGAATCCATGCCGGAGTTTTGCCCATCTGCTCACATATGGCATCAAGGGAAACCCCCATACTGCACTCAATAATCAATTCATCATGCACATGACCACAGATAAAGCAGTGCGACAAGGTTCTCATGGAATGAGCCAAAATATCCCTGCTGATTGCTTGCACGATATTTTCGACAAACTTGGGACCATAACTTTCGATGCGTTCCCACTTTTTCGTACCTCCGACACCTTCATAGGTGACTGCTTCACCGCCGAATCGGTTCTCTCCCATGCGAGGTTTTACATAGGAAAGCTGTCTGCCAGAAGGGAGCTTGATGAAAAGCATCCCGCTCTGATAGATAAAACGGATGCCATGCGTTTCGGTCGGCACTCTCTTTTTCACAGTTTCCTTGACACATCGGTCAACCTCCCACCAGAACTTCACAATGTTAGGGTTGGCGGCTCTCCACGAATCCACAAGCGGCTGTAATTCTTCTTCATCAAGCCCCATCTCAAGGGCACCCATCGCTTTCAAAGCACCGACTGAACCGCCGTAACCAAGAGCCAATTCAGCAATTTTGCCCTTTTGACGGAGATTTCCGTTGACACCATGCTTTTCCACCGGAACACCAAACATGGCTGATGCCGATGCACAATAAATATCCCCGTTATTTGCAAATACCTCTGTTCGCCAGTTTTCCTTTGCAAGATGCGACAGCACCCTTGCTTCAATTGCCGAGAAGTCCGTTACCACAAATTTCATTCCCGGTCTTGGCACAAAGGCAGTGCGGATAAGCTGTGAAAGTGTATCCGGGATATCATCGTATAAGAGTTCCACCGCTGCGTAATTGCCGGACTCCACCAATCCTCGTGCCTGTTCCAAATCCAGCATATGGTTCTGGGGCAGATTTTGCAGTTGAATCATTCTGCCTGCCCATCTACCGCTTCTGTTGGCTCCGTAAAACTGAAACATTCCTCTGGCTCTGCCGTCCTCACAGACTGCATTTTGCATCGCTTGATACTTTTTTACGGAGGACTTGGATAACTGTTGCCTTAAGAGCAGAACCTCCGCCAGTTCCTTCGGAGCAGTTTTGACCGCCTGTGCTACTTCCTTTTTTCCAAGGCTGTCCATCTCTAACCCGTTATCCAAGAGCCACTGCTTCATCTGCACCACGGAGTTTGGGTTATCAAGGTCAGTCAATTTCTGCATTTTCTCTGCCAGTTCTGTCTTGGATTTCGCATCAAAAGCGATGGCATTCTCCACCACAGCCATATCAAGAGCAATCCCTCTGTCATTGATTTCCTGGTCGAGATGGTACTCATCCCACACAAAATCCGGCACAGGGAATTTTTTCAGTTTCTCCTGGATGGACATCTCCACTTCCACGTCCCGCTTGTTATAGAATTTAAAGAGATTCCATTTCTCCCTGTCATGTTCCGGCAGATTGCGTGTCCTGCCGCCGTTTACCTTGGTGGATTTACACGGAACACAGAAATACCGAATAAGGTCTTTGCCTTCCTTCAGCTTCTGTTCTTCCAAACCAAGCACTGCACCTGCCCCGGCAAGTGAAAGCGGAAGCCCCATATATGCCGACCATATCATGGAGCATTTCCACGCCGCTGGGTCAAGGTAATCTCCTACAGTATCCTCATTAATGCTGTAACCGTAAAACTGCTGTGGGTAGTTTCTGCGAAGATACTCTGACAGGCAGACTCGTTCAAAGGATGCGTTGAATGCCCACTTAGTCACCATATCATCAGTCAGCGCTTGTATAATCTCCATTGGTATTTCTTCGCCCTGTGCCAGGTCATAGACCATGACCTCACCGCCGTTTACGGATACACCAAACAGCAGTATCTCGAATGCAGGTGATTGGGCATATTTATATACACCACACTTCTGCAAATCCATATCGCTGTATGTCTCAATATCAATGGAGAGTGTTCTGATTTTTTTCATATTGCCACTCCTTCCTATAAGCAAGGCGGCGAAGAATATACCTCCGCCGCCCGCTGTCATTTACTCTGCCTTATCAGCAGACTCTTCATTTTTCTTACGCTTTTTCTCCTTGTGCTTGTCAATGGCATACTTAATGAGAAATCCCACATCCGCAAGGAACATTCCCATCACAGCACCGAAACACATGGAAAGCATAATGCGCTGAACCATTGTCATCGTATACCGCCTCCTTATGCGAGAAAATCGTCATCCGCATCGGTAGCAAAATCGTCCTCGGCACGGCTCTTTCCGCCAAGAGGCTCTCCGTCCTTAATCTTCTGAAGATTATTCAAACCGCAGGCGATACCCTTATTCCCATTGGAATTGAAGGCATAGAAGTTGATGGATGCACGGCCATATACACCGCTGTACACCTCACTGCGGTCAAGAATCGGCTGACGGTCTGCATCAACAATACCGGGAGCAGTCGCAGAGTTGGCATTGACGAAGTAACAGCCTGCATACGCTGCATCGTCGGGTCTTTCCAAATCTCCGTCACGAAGAGGAGTCTTGAGAATAGACAGAGCAGGTACACTCTTGCCATTGCCCTTCAGCTTGGACTCGCCCTCTTCATAAGCAGACTGGATAGCCGCCTTAATCTTGTTTACCGTTGCGGTATCAGACTTCGGAATGATAAGGCTCACACTGTACTTCGGTGCGCCGCCGTTGATGGATTTCGGATCCCACACATTTGCGTAAGACCAACGAGTATTGACTCCTGTGATTACCTTGGTAGGGTTTGTGTAATTCTTTGACATATTAGTTGTCCTCCTTAAAATCGTTAGCTGCTGTATTCATTGCCAGACGCTTGTCCGACATAGGTACCAATGTTGGCTTGCCCTGTGGTTTTTCAATAAACCCAGAGAGCAGTTCTTCAAATTTTGTCTTGCCGAGTAGTTTGGTCATTGCGGTAATACCCAGAACCTTGTGTTCAAACGGGTCATATCCTGCGTTCTTAACCGTATCTGCCACGGCTGTTTCATTTACATACTTCCTGTTGGAGCGTCCTTCGACAATCTTCCAGTCTTTCCACTGCTTGCCGCTGACTGCCTGCTGCAATGCATATTCCTTGACATCGCCCGTCCAGGATACCAGCGCGTCTGCTTTTGCTAAAATGGCCTCAATCTCATCATCTTCAAGTGTGGAAGGCATTTCAAAATCATAACGTGCAAGTTCCAGGTTGTATTCGGCTCTCTTGCGGCACTTGGCTTTAACCTTGCAGAACTGGCAGTGGTCTCCGGCTTTGTATTCGCCTTCGCCCTTGGCTGCAAGCTGTGCGGTAGGGGCAAGCACCTCATCCGCCCATTTCAGCAGTTCCTCTTTGGATATGGTGTAGGTGCTGACATTATCCCGCCTTGGCTGGAAGATGGTCATGGTCACCGAATCGATATCATAAATGCTGTCGAAAAGCTGTAAGGCTCCCAGTGCGTAACACATCATCTGTGGATTCTTTTCTGCTTCCACCAAAATTCCGACACCATATTTGAAATCGATAACCGTGAGGGTTTCATCTGCCACAATCACACAGTCACCGGTGCCGAACCCCTGCGGTACCCACTTGGAAAAATCAAGACGCTGTTCAATCAGAACGATTGGGTCTTTACATTTTTCCTTTGCCGCCGCAAGCTGCTCCATCACATACTGAGCATACATATCGGAACAGTCTGCCATCTCCTCATCAAAGAATGATAAATTCTCTGTAGGGTCTTTCGACTGCTGCCCCAGTGCTGTTTTCAGCTTATGTTCGCAAAGACTGTGGGCATCCGTACCCTGCATGGCGAACTCACTCGGTGTATCTCCGACTGTGGAACAGAGGAGAGCCGAAGGTGGACATTCCAACCACCTGTGACTGGAGGATGCTGATAATATTGCGTGTTTATCCGGCATTGCCAAGCACCTCCACTTCAGCAAGCAGTGCCTTATATTCTGCCGGGTTGACCTCAGACAGCTTTTCCACACCGTGTTTGTTCAGGATTGCTTTGACCTCTGCCGTAAAACCACTGCGGGATTTGTCTGCACACACGGCTCTAACATCTTCCAATGTGAGTGCCTTTTCCTCCGGTGCTTCCGGCTTTGGCTCCTCGGCGGATTTCTTCTTAGCAGCACTCTTTTTTATAGGCTGCTTTTCTTCTGCCGAACCGCTGAATAAATCAGCCAAACCTTCCGAAAGACCGACAAGCGTTTCCCCGCACTTTTTGAGTTCGTCAACGAGCATGGACAATTCGTTCATTTTTCCCATTCAAGCTTCCTCCTTCCATATTCAGTTTTTCTCTGCCACTGACTGCTGTAATACGGTCAGCGATTCTTTTTGACACGACACTGATTGCGATAAGCACATCAGATAACTCACGGTCGAGTTCCTGACTGCTGCAGCCGCTCGTGCCTGTTCTGCATCTGGTTGTCATTGTTTGACACCGTCCTTTCCGAGGTGCTTTGTTTGCCCCTCTGAGAGTGAAAGGACATACACAGCAGTTTTAAGAACCACTATTTTTGAAAAAATATAGAAACCTGCTCCGCCGGATACTGCTGCGGCAGAGCAGGCAGGGAATTATTCCTTATCTAAAGTCTTTCAGTCTGGTATTAAGTTTAAGTAGCACCTTGTGTTTACGCTTATTAACACCCTTCTGGCTCATACCGATGGCCTGTCCGATTTCAGCTTCACTATGGTTTTTGCTGTACATTTCCATAATGGTGCGGTCGAGTTCTTCCAGTTCATCCAATGCCTTGTGAAGCTCATCAATCAACATTTTCTTCATAACATCCGCTTCAAGGTCGGAGTCGGTATCAGCGACTTCATACTCGGTTTCCTCGTAAAGTTTGTCCAGGGAAACTGCAGGCTCCTGTCTCTGCTGACGCTTGTCCTCACGCCAAAGAGGACGCATAAATGTTTTGTACTGCTCCTCCGTTGCAGGAATCATAATGACACGCGCCTTGCGGTTACCGATTCTCGTCCATACCACATCCGCGGGGTTGATGCCGAAATCCTTGATGGTTTCTGCGGTTACTTCCATAGGGATGTAGTGCTGTTTGTTTTCACTGCTTGTCTGTAGATTTTCAAATTTGTCCATTTTGTAGACCCTCCTTCGGTCTGAATACCGAAGTGAGAATCCACGCAGGACATCCCATGATAATTGGCCATAAGAATGAATCCTCACTTCTTAACTGGCCAACCGTCCCAGTGGGTTGACTGATATTTACTTGTGTCCGTCTCGCCGCTCTGGGCATCTACTCGTCAGCAGATGAACATTGAAACGGGGTATATATAAAGCCGGGATTTCTCCCAAGCGATATATCAAAAATAAAAACGGCAGTGAAACCCAATTAGCCCTTTGAGGGCTTCTGAGTCCGCACTGCCGTCTTAGCGTTCTGGCGATTTAATATTAGCTTGCTTTTTCATACGGAAGATTCTCTATCTTGAGCGTTCCGTCCTTATTTGCAGTGATGCGTGTTAGGTAGCCTTTCTGACTAATAATCACTGCTGTATGGTCATCATTGACATCACATACACGCTTTCCTGCTTCGTTTTTCCATGCTTCGATACGCTTCTCCTCCTCTCCAATTTCACTATATACATTATATCAAAATCAATCGCTATTGTAAAATTATAACATTTAGACATTGGTGGCATTTTGCACAAACTTAACGATAATATCTTGTTTTATTTATTTTTTGGTGGTATAATGTAGTAAAGTGAAAATAGGAGGACTATGCCTTGGGGAAGAAAATGTATAAAAAGACCGATGTTTCAAAAACCAAAACTGAACAGTTGGGCATAAGCAGCCTTCTTGTTTTAGATGATGAAAGTGATAGCAGTTCTTTTTCAGCCGTACATAAGCGATATTTCAAAAAAGAAAAATGCACCTGTCCTGCTTGTCAATCGCAAAAGACAAGAACATCAAAGATGGTTACACGCAAACTAAAAGATATTCTTATTGTCGATGATGGATTTCAAATCATTGATTTAGTTTTCCACCAGCGTTATCTACGATGTGACGGTTGCAAAAGCAGTGTGTTTCCAGAAGAAATAGATTTTTCAGAGAAAGGCAGTCGTTTTACTAACCGCTTATCAGATTTATTAGCAGAGGGTACTTTCAGATATTCTTATAAGAAGGTATGTGATTATTATGGTGTGCCTGCTTCCACTGCTTCAGTCGGTGCCATTATGCGAAGACGAATTCAGTATCGTGAAGCAAATCTACCTTTGCTATCCACTCCATCGGCATTGGCAATTGTAGAATTCTCTTATTACAGAGAACTGTATCCTATGGTTTTAGGAATAGAAGGGAACGAGATTTACTGTTTAGACATTTTGGAGGATTGCTCGGAAGCAACCTATATTAAGTTCTTCCGTATGCTGGAAGCAAATAAAGTCAAACATATTTATATAGAACCAAATGACGAATTACGAAGTGCGATTGCAGTCTGCTTTCCAACCATTCCGCCTTCACTCTTTCAAGAGTGTGTGCTACGCCACGGTCGCAATGCCTTTATTGAAATTATTCACTCTGACGGGAAGCGGTTCCCTGTAGTGCATAAAGATGATAAGCTAACCCAAAACAAAAAATTTATAACCGGGCGTGATGTGACTCAGATTAAGCAAGGCATGAGCAGTCGACCAAGATTAAAACAAGCCTACAATCAATATCAGAAGCTATTGGATATTTTTGATGGCAAATGGGAATACGGGGAACTCTCATCTTGGACAACTTCAATTTCAGATGAGCTGCCGGAGTTTATTGATTTAATCGATATAACAGAATTTTACGAAGCCGAAATCAAGAATTCATTGCATCCGGAGGAGTCTCCACCGCCACAGTACGCCGCTGTAGTCAAGGGCATCTGTGATGCAATTAGTGAAATGCCCCACTGTATTTTTGATGTACTACGAGCCAGATGTATGCTGACTATTGCACATGACACTATCTCAATAGATGGTTGTGAAAAGCGATTAGGCATCCCGGCTGAGCGTTTCGTCAGCAACATCAAGAGCATTACCCAAAATATCAAGGAGGAACGAGAATATGAACTCTAATGAAAGAATCCAAGTGGTTGGTACAAATATAGGAGAAAAGGCAAACCTAATCTGGAATGTAGCCAACTCTCTCTTTGGGGCATACAAGCCTCATGAATACGGACTTGTTATTTTACCGATGGTTGTCATAAAGCGTTTCCATGATTGCTTACTTCCTACACAGGATAAGGTTTGGGAAACCTATGAAAAGGTAAAACCGCTGGCTGTCAAAGATGGTTTTCTCCGCAAAGCATCCGGTTACCGTTTTTACAATACCAGCAAATACAACTTTGAAAAATTGAAGGCAGACCCTGAAAATATCAAAACAAACTTTGAGGACTACATCAATGGCTTTTCGGACAACGTAATTGACATTCTTGCCAACATGGGATTCTTCACTCAAATTGAACGAATGTCTGACGGTGGCGTTCTCTACCAAGTTATCAGCGATTTCTGTAAAGATGATGCTGATATGGATCCGGAGCGTATCTCCGCAGTCGATATGGGCTATGTTTTTGAAAACCTTGTTCAGCGTTTTTCAGAGAGTTACAACGAAGAAGCCGGAGCGCATTTTACAAGCCGTGACATTATTTATCTGATGTGTGACCTGCTCATGACAAATGCAGACCTCTCCGAAGAAGATGCTCCTGCGAAGACCGTATATGATATGGCTATGGGTACAAGCCAGATGCTTACGTGCATGGAAGAACGTGCAAAGGCCTTAGACAGCACAGCAGAAATGATTTGCTATGGGCAGGAAATCAACCCGTTCACTTTTGGTATCGCAAAAGCTGATATGCTGATTCGTGGCGGAGACCCGGAAAATATGCAGTTCGGTAACACCCTGAACGATGACAAGTTCTCCGGCTATACCTTTGATTACTGCATTTCCAACCCTCCGTTTGGTATCGACTGGAAGCGTGAAGCTGCAGATGTTGAGGCAGAACATAAAAAGGGCGATGCTGGCAGATTCGGTGTAGGACTTCCTGCAAAGTCCGATGGACAGATGCTGTTTATGCTTAACGGTCTTTCTAAATTGAACGACACAGGACGCATGGCTATTATTCAGAACGGTTCCTCTCTTTTCACAGGGGATGCCGGAAGCGGTCCGAGTGAAATTCGCCGCTATCTTATTGAAAACGATTGGCTGGATGCCATCATTCAGCTTCCAAATGACAGTTTTTATAACACAGGTATTGCCACCTATGTTTGGATTATTACTAAAGATAAGGCTGAGTCTCACAGAGAACAGGTGCTTTTGATTGATGCAAGCCAGTGTTATGAACAGCGTCGCAAGCCTATCGGTAACAAGCGTGTGGATATCACCGATGACTGCCGCAACTTGATTGTTCAGGCTTATGGCGAATATCGCAGTCATGAATTTACGCACACTTTTGCCAATGGACAGAGCATTATTTGTAAAGCAAAAGTGATGGATGCCGTCAGTCTGGGATATAACAAAATCACCATTGAAAGTCCACAGGTGGACGAAGATGGAAATCTCGTGAAGAAAGGCAAGAAGCTGGTTGCTGACACTTCCAAGCGTGATACAGAAAATGTTCCTCTTGATGAAGATATCGACATCTACTTTGAACGAGAGGTTCTGCCGTATCGTCCTAATGCCTGGATTGACCGTAACAAAACCAAGGTTGGCTACGAAATTCCTTTCACTCGTACCTTCTACGAATATAAGGAACTTGAACCTGCTGCTGACATTGCAAAAAGAATAGAAGCACACGAACAGTCCATGATGCAGAATCTTCATGAGCTGTTTGGGAATGGTGGTGAGTAATATGAGCGAATATACAGCAACAAAAGACAGTGGTATAGAATGGATTGGTGCGATTCCTGCTACATGGAAAACTCACACACTCTATCAGCTTGTGACCCAAGTAAAAAATAAGAACAGCGACCTTCAAGAAACCAATTTGCTTTCCTTAAGTTACGGAAAGATAAAACGCAGGGACATCAATTCAAACGGCGGACTTTTGCCGGAATCCTTTAATGGTTACAATATCATCGAGGACGGCGATATCGTACTTCGCTTGACCGACTTGCAAAACGACCATACAAGCCTGCGTGTTGGATTGGCAACCGAACGTGGTATCATTACCTCCGCATACACCACTCTCCGCCCGATTAAGAAGGATACTTCCAGATACCTTTATTATCTGCTGCATTCTTTTGACATCAAAAAAGGCTTTTACGGTATGGGTTCTGGTGTGCGACAGGGACTGAACTATGATGAAGTCAAAGAACTTCGTGTTATTCTTCCGTCCGATGCAGAGCAATCTGCTATTGTGAGTTATCTGGATGAGCAATGTGCGAAGATTGATGCCATATTGAATGAGACCAAAAGCAGTATTGAGGAATATAAAAACTGGAAATATTCAATAATCTCAGAAACAGTTTCAAAGGGATTAGTATCAACTGTTGACACACAAACAACAGGATTAATATCATTTACAAGATGCCCTGTGACATGGAAAGTCATGAGAATAAAGGATATTGCTTGTGTATTACGTGGTGGCTCTCCTCGTCCTATTGATGCTTTTTTAACTGATTCTGACAATGGATATAATTGGATAAAAATTGGAGACACCATAAAAGGTCGAAAAATCATATCGTCAACGAAGCAAAAAATAAAACCAGAAGGACTTTCAAAGACGCGCCTTGTACACAAAGGCGATTTACTGTTAACTAATTCCATGAGTTTTGGACAACCATATATTTTAGGTATTGACGGATGCATTCATGATGGGTGGGTATGTCTTAGCGATATTAAATTCGTTTCCAGAGAGTTTCTGTATTACTTTCTCTGTTCCGAATTATGTATGATGCAATTTCATTTACAAGTAACTGGAGGAGTAGTGCAAAATCTAAATGTTGAGAAAATAGGTAACACCAAAATATTTGTACCTTCTGTCGATGAACAAGATGAAATAGTAAAATATTTAGAACAACGATGCCAGTTTATAGAAGCTCTCATCGACGAAAAGGAAAGTGTTATCACAGATTTAGAGAATTATAAAAAATCCCTCATCTATGAGGTAGTCACAGGAAAGAGAAAGGTGGTGTAAATATGTCTGAGGATAAAAAGTTTGTAGACCGTAAGGAAGCATACAACAGTGCTTTTCAAAAGATGGACGAAAGTGAAAAGCGTTTTGAAGAACATATTGAAAGCTATCTGATTTCCGATGAGGGTGGCTGGACAAAGGCAACAGATGCCGGATACTGCAGCGAAGACAGCCGTGGAATGGCTCTTGATATCATCACGCTCACCAACTTTGTGCAGACTACTCAGCCAATGGCATGGAGACGTTTTGAGCGTATGTGTACCATAAGTCCTATCCGACAGTTCTATAAAGCATTTGAAAATGCTGTCACACAGGATGGCTTGATTTCCGTCATGCGTCATGGCTTCAAGCACCGTGGCATTAACTTCCGTGTTTGTTATTTCAAGCCAGAATCTGAACTCAACGAACTGGCTAACGAGCATTACAGACAGAATGTCTGCCAGTGCATCCGCCAGTGGCATTACACTGAGGCAAATAGGAACAGCATCGATATGATGTTGGCTGTAAATGGTATCCCGGTTGTAGCCATTGAATTAAAGAATCAGCTTACCGGGCAGTCCGTTGATGATGCCATGCGTCAGTGGGAATACAATCGGAATCCAAAAGAATATGCTTTCGGATTCAACAAGCGTGTTCTGGCTTATTTTGCCTGCGACCTTTACAATGTATATATGACCACGCAGCTTAACGGAGCAGAAACCGTATTCCTGCCTTTTAACCAAGGCAGCAATGGTGCGGGCAAGGATGGTGGTGCAGGTAACCCTACTACCGAAGATGGAAAGTATGTTACAAGCTACTTCTGGGAGAACGTTCTCCAGAAAGATAAGCTGTTAGATATCCTGCAAAAATTCATCAGCTACGAGCGTTCCGAGAAGAAGAAAATCATGCCGGATGGTTCAACAAAAACCACAGTATCATCAAAGGTCATTTTCCCTCGTTATCATCAGTTAGATGTTGTAAGAAAACTGGTATCCCATGTCCGTGAAAACGGTGCTGGCCACAACTATTTGATTCAGCACAGTGCAGGTTCAGGAAAATCCAACTCCATCGCATGGACAGCATACCGTATGGCAAGCCTGCACGATGAAAATAACAATCCTATTTTCGATAGCGTTATTATCGTTACCGACCGCCGAGTTCTTGACCAGCAGTTACAGGCTACGGTGTCCGGTTTCGACCACACACTCGGTAGTGTTGTAACAATCAATGAAAAGAAAAATTCCGGAGACTTAAGAGATGCAATAAATGAGGGGAAAAGAATTATTATTTCCACATTGCAGAAGTTCCCGGTCATTTATGATGAGGTTCATTCTTCTGTGGGTAAGCATTATGCGGTTATCGTTGATGAGGCACACAGCAGCCAGACAGGTCAAAGTGCATTGAAGTTAAAAGCCGCTCTCGCAGATGTCAGTGATGCTCTGCAGGAATATGCCGAACTGGAAGAAAAGGCTGTTGAAGAAATTGAAAAGAATGACCCTCTTGTACAAGAAATGCTCAGTCAAGGCAAGCATCAGAATATGAGTTTTTTTGCTTTCACTGCTACACCAAAGGGGAAAACTCTGGAGATTTTTGGAGAACCGCAGCCGGATGGCTCTTTCCATCCATTCCATATTTACTCTATGCGACAGGCAATCGAGGAAGGATTTATTCTTGATGTGCTTGCCAACTATACCACTTACAAAATGTGCTATAAGTTAGCTAAGAGTGTTCCGGACAACCCGGAAGTTCCAACCTCTAAAGCTGTACGCACTATCCGAAGATACGAGGAGTTGCATCCACACAACCTCAGACAAAAGGCAGCAATTATTGTTGAAACCTTCCGTGATGTGACAAAAAAGAAAATCCAGGGTCAAGGAAAAATGATGGTTGTTACCGCATCCAGACTTGCAGCAGTTCGCTATTATCATGAAATCAAGCATTATCTTGAAGCAAACAACTATGATGATGTTGAAATCATGATTGCATTCAGTGGCAGTCTTAAGGATCCAGATGACCCTAATGGCATCGAATATACTGAAACGAGCATGAATGTAGACCGCAACGGCAATCGAGTAAAAGAAAGTCAAACCGCCGCTGTATTCCATGACGAAGGAAATATTCTGATTGTTGCCGAAAAGTATCAGACAGGCTTTGACGAGCCGCTTCTGCATACAATGATTATCGACAAGGAATTGCGTGATGTTAAAGCAGTACAGACACTCAGCCGTGTAAACAGAATCTATCCCGGCAAAGAGGATACTTACATTCTCGATTTCGTAAATCCTGTGGAACGAATCAAGGAGGCTTTTCAACAGTTTTATCAAGAAACCAGTCTCACAGAAGAGATTAACTTCGACTTGATTTATACCACGCAGAGAATTATTCATGAAATGAATGTCTATACACAGGATGATATAGAAAATGTAGCAAGAATTTATTTTGACCCTGATGTCAGAAAGGCAAATGCTACACAGGGACAGATTTCTAACGCACTGAAGCCTATTGCTGACAAATACAACAAACTTAATCAAGAGCAACGTTACCAGTTCCGTAGAGAAGTCCGTGCCTTTGCAAAATGGTACAATTACATTTCACAGATAACACGAATGTTCGATAAAGAACTCCATAAGGAATACATTCTGTGTTCATATCTTGGCAAGTTGCTTCCGGCAGACCCAACACCGGAGTTTGACCTTGATAACCGTGTTAAATTGGAATATTACCGCTTGGAAAAAACCTATGAGGGTGCCATTGAGTTGGATGAAAAGTCTGGCGAATGGAAACCTACCGAACCCAAAAAGGCTGGTAGCAAAAAAGAGAAACTCACTCCTCTCGAAGAAATCATTGAGAAAATCAACGAAGAATTTTTTGGCGATTTTACGGAAACAGACCGTGTTATTGTTGATACCCTGTATAACAAAATGAAGAAAGACTCCAAGGTCAAAAAAGCAGCTAAATCAAATGACCAGCAGGTGTATGAACGCAGTATCTTCCCGACCATTTTTGAAGATATGGCACAAGAGGCTTATATGGAAAATATGGCCGCCTATGAGCAGCTATTCATGGACGCAGATAAATACCGCATCATCCAGAAAGCACTTGCTGAGCGCCTCTACCAAGAATTGCATAACCGTACTAAATAATACTTAGTCCGAGCATGACACCATGTCTGCTCGGACTTTTCTTTATTCTTCTATCCCACCCTTCGGTGTATACCTCGGAATTTCATATCCATCCACACTGCCATCCAGCCACAGCACCTCAATGCCCCTATCCGGCTTGACCAGAACTCTGTCAATCACGAATGAAAGGTCATCTGCATCGGAAAGCATCTTCCAGGCACTCATGCTTTCAAAGTTCTCTATGTAGCGTTCAATGGCTGCCAGCCTGTCAGCACTGACCGCATCTGCTGCGAATTCCACTATTGCTGTCCGTATGTCCTTTGCCACAATCTTTTTTCTTGCCACATCGTGCAGGACATAAAACAGCAGCTTGTCATAGATATTCGTGGTCTTGCATTTCACGGCCGAATAGCGGTTACGGCACTGCCATACTGAATTATTGTAGGAAGTGGAATGCCACGGTCTGGGGCCAAATGTCGCACCGCACTTGGCGCATATAATTTTGCTACTAAAGAAACCAATACCGCTGTATCTGCGTTTATTCTCCCTTTTCCTGTTCTTAAAGTTTTCCTGCACAAAATCAAAAAGCCACGGGTCGATAATCGGCTCGTGGTTGTTGGAAACATAATATTGTGGCAGTTCGCCTTCATTTTTCTTGACCTTCTTCGTTAGAAAATCTACCGTAAATTCCTTCTGTAAAAGCATATCGCCTTTGTATTTCTCATTTGAAAGCATCCTGCGAACAGTTGCTGCACTCCACACCTCACAGCCACCGGGAGAAGGTATTCCTGCCGCTGTTAAGGCAATTGCAATTGTGTGCGGTGTTAATCCCTGGATGAACATTCGAAATATCTTGCACACGATAACTGCTTCTTCACGATTGACAACTATTTCAAATTTCTCTTTGCCCTTATCCAAGCCGAGAACTCTTGAGTAGGCAAAGCTGCCTTTGCCCTGGGCATATCGTTTTCTGACTGCCCACAGTATGTTCTCTGACATGGAGCGTGATTCTTCCTGTGCCAGTGAGGACATAAGTGTTATGATGAATTCGCCCTTGGAGTCCATTGTCCAAACCTGCTCTTTCTCAAAATACACTCCTATGCCTTTACTCTTCAACTCACGGATTGTTGTCAACGTATCTACCGTATTTCTGCCAAAACGTGATATGGACTTGGTTAGCACCATATCAATCTTACCCGCCATACAATCACTCATCAGCTGTTTGAACTGCTCTCGTCTTTTGGTGCTGCAGCCGCTGATGCCTTCGTCTGCGTAAACACCTACGAACTGCCATCCGGCATGGCTCTTGATGTAATCTGTGTAATATTCCTTCTGTGCCACAATACTGGTCTGCTGTTCTTCCTTGCCCGTAGAAACACGAGCATAGGCAGCAACTCGCTGGATGAGTTTATCCGTTCTTTTAACAGCCGTAAGCTGTGGCAGGTTCTCCACCTTCTTGACAATTTTATCGCTCACCGACCGTCACCCCATCTCCGATTTCTTTTCTGACCTCAACCGACTGAAACGGCGGGTGGTAGTATTCCAGTAATTTATCCCAGACCTTCTGCATTTGTTTTTCTGTAAGTAAGCCATCGTGGTAAAGACAGCCAAGCAGCATCTTTGCCAAACGGTAATCAACTTCATTTTCAAGCATTGAAAAGACCTCCTATTCCGAGTTTGTAACATACATCACTCTGAAAGGCAGAAAAGTCAAGGGGTATGTGCAAAGACTGGTAGGTCTACACAAATTACAATCGTTACAACATTAAACCTTGCAACGATAGCTCTTTGCTATCGTTAATACCGTATGCAAAATCCGCCTGTTTTCAATGCTACCGATGCTGCCATTTTTCTGTTTCCGGGCAAAAAAATAAGACCCTCTCTCATGGGTCGTTCTCAAAAAGCCTTATTCTATGGGATTTTCACACTTGCACCCAATGGTTATCTTGTATCAATCACGCTACTGCTTTCTCACATACTGTGGCATCATGATCCGTACATTTATCTATGCCTATAACCTTAGCAAGAATACGAGAAACTTCCGCCGGTGTATAGAATTGCCCTTTACTTTTTCCACTTTCAGTAGCAAAATTTCTCATAAGGTATTCATATGCATCGCCTATGATATCATCGCCATCTGCTTTATTATTTGAGAAATCCAATTCAGGACGCTGAAAAATGGCTATAAGCTTTGTGAGCTTATCGACCATTTCCTGTCCTTTACCTATTTTGGCTTCATCATTGAAATGTGCGATGTCAATTACACCTTTTAGACTGTCATTTACTTCAGCAAGGCGAGCGATGATTTTATCTATACCTTCGCCAATATTCTTCTTGTTCTTGAGTGCAATAAAGTCATCAAAAGAACAGCCTGTTCTTTTTTCGGGATCAGGATTGGGATCATGTTCTTTATCGAAAACGGTCAAATCTCCATATTTCTGCCCCTTATACTTATCCGTTACATACTTCATAAACAAAAGGGTTAGTATGTAATCCTTATACTGTGATGCATCCATTCCTCTGCGCAGTGCATCACAACTTGCCCATAGTGAACTATATAATTCCGTTTTCTTAACCGCCATGATACGAATCTCCTTACAATTAAGTTGCTATATTTCTTACTCAATAGCACTTTTGCCACTCTTTACCCATGCATCAAGCTCCGATCGTTTGAATTTCCACTGCTTACCGATTTTGTGGGCAGGGATATCTTTATTATTGCGAATCCAACTTCGGATAGTAACAGGCTTGATTCCTAAGTGTTCAGCTGCCTCTTCAAGGCTTATCCATTTTTCATTAACAGCGCTATTTTCCATTTTATCACCTCTTGTAGTAGATGAAATATATAATAAACCATTATAATTATACTATATCGGTTTGAAAATTTCAAGAGGTTTAGTGTTATTTCGTGATATTTATACTGAGTTTATTTATATGCATTGTGCATTTTTCTTGTCGTATAGAACGAGGCTCTCAGAATCACTCTGAGAGCCTCGTTTCGCATATTTAGATAAACGTAACATAAACCATATTCGGAATGATCCTGTATAATAAAACTTGACACATAAGCCACAAGGGAATAAAATAGAAAAAAGGAAAAACGGAGGATATGAAGATGTCAAAGAAGAGAGCTTGTGTTCATAGCAAAAAAGTGGTATAAGGTGTCAGAGGACGTAGCGATGAAGCTGATAGCAAAATATGAAGCAGAGCAGAAAGAGCTGTCCACAGAAGTTGCTAGCCTTGAAGAAAAGTTCACAACGATCAGGCAGGACGAAGAAGATATGGCTCTATTCATGGAGCGTCTGAGAAAATACACCGATGTGCAGGAGCTTACCCGTGAGATGTGCCTGAAGCTGATCAAGTATATCACCCTTGATGCCTATGTCGAGGGGCAGCCCCGTGAGATCTACATCAACTACAAACTGCTCGATGAACCACTGAAGGACAAGAGAAGCCTATTTTAAGGCGTATTTACGTTGTTTACACACCACACGAAAGTGTGTTACTATTTGGCAAGAGGACAACACTGAATAAATATGTACACTCTTCCTTTGCACAAAAGGCTCTGCTGATGGATCGTTTGCAACTGTTGGTGTAAAAATTTATCCCGTGTATCGCAAAAGACTGACTTTTTCGAAAGCTTTTTTCTTCTATTCTGTTTTAATTATATTCAAATATAAATGCTGTTGAAAGCATAGGTTTTCCGCTTTTAGAACTATTAAACTCATACCAAAATAACGTGATCTGACCGTCAAACCATCAGCATATGCCAAAAGAGCAGGCTTTTACACCTGCTCCATAAATCATTTCTGTTTTCACACCACAGCCTCAACAACCGTCTTTCCATTCACTTGAATAATTTTCATACCAGGCTGCTTGTTTTTGTTAAAGTTAAAACTTAACAGATACCCTTTATCAAGATGATAGTAGTCCAGATACTCAGCAATTTGCTTTTCACCCTCGGTGTTATATTCCTCACCACGCCAGATTTTCAGTTCTACGATATACTGTTTTCCCAGATAGTCCACAATGACATCTGTCCGTTTCTGGTCACGAGTTTGTGCCTCAATGTAGTAATTGCCCGTGCCGTTGATAATTGGTCGCAGGTACAGCAAAAACAGCTTTCTGCCATCCTCTTCCTTGAATTTATCTGGTTGACTGCCATAGATGTCGTTGAAGTGGAGGATAAACTTCTCCAGAATCTTCTCCATATTCAGCTGATTGCCCTGAATAAACTGATTTTTGTCGTTGACACCCTCGGAATACATCCGGCTATCAGTTGCCTCCTGTGAAATAAACCAGTTATAAATTCTAGTTTCAAAGATACGATTTGCAACAGAAACGCAGTCATTCTTGTTGGAAATAAAGCCATACATTGCAGCATTTTCAATCACAACATTGTCGATATTATAAGAGATCTTCTGCCCCAAAAACAAGACATTGTACAGTAGATTTCTCAGGTTTTTGTCGTCTTCCAGTTTGTTGATCAGCGATTCTATCAGAGGATTTTTCTCTTTCACAAGATACTTGACCGCATTTTCAAAGGATAAATTTTCCCAATTTCCACTCTCATCCATATGCTTGCAAATCATCGAAACCAGCACCGGATAACCAGAAGTATAATCGTAGATCAACTGGGACAATTTCTGTATGTCCATTCCAGTATGATGGTCATTCTCGTATTCTGTGAGCATTCCGGCAATGTCATGCACGTTAAAACTCATATCGATTTCAAAGGCAGAGGCAATATTCCATGGACTGTTATGCTTATGTTCTGCATCTGGACGGATTTTCTGACGAAGATTTCGAATGTCATGAACACCTGCCAGAATGACGGATTGGAAGGTTGGACGTTTGTTGCGAATCAGATAATAGCCTCTGAGCTGCGACAAAAAGTCCAGAAACACCTGATTATTGCTAGCACTGTCTACCTCATCGATCATCAGCACAATCTTCTTATCATTCAATTTGCAGACAACACTAAGCTTGCGGAACAACTCCACCAAATTTGTAACAGAAGTCAGTTCTCTCTTCGCAATTTCCATCAATGCAGTTTCGTCAGAAAACATCGCAGTTTCCACAAAAGCGTCAATGAAAGCCTTGGAAAAAGTTTTTTCATTCTCAAATGTTGCAACACTCATCTGTGACTGAAAATCCATAGAAATCACCGTATAGTCATTTCGCAGATAGCTTTGCAGTGCATCCAAAAGTGTGGTTTTCCCATACTGCCGTCCTCGATTGATACAGAAGTACTGCCCTTTGTCCACCATATCTTTGATTTGTGCAAGGCGGCTGTCCAGATTGACCATGTAATGCTCCTGCGGATTACAGCAGCCAGTGATGTTGAAGTATCGTTCCATGTTTTTCACCTCGTGTTCGTGTGTAGATTTTTGTTACTTCTATTATACCATATCGCCAGAGCAATTACAACTGCATTTTTACTTGAAATACAATTCACCTGGTACTGGAAACTCTAAAAAACTTAATTGCAAACAAAAATATACATGGAACGCGGAACATTCAAATAGCATCATCCATCACAGGCAGAGCATACAAAATGCTCTGCCTTTTTCAGTCCTTCCCCGCAAGCTTCCCCTCCACATACGCCGTCACCGACTTTCTCGGTATCTTCCAGACCTTTCCGATCCGAAACGCCTGAATCTCACCGCTGTTCAGGAGTGCGTACAATGTATTTTTTCCAACGCTGAGAAACTCCATGACCTCCTCAAACTTCATGATCTCATTTTCCATGTTACAGGACTCCTTTCCGCATTTTCTCGTATTTTTCTGCTTTTTTTATCTCTATGTTAGGTCGTTTGTAAAAGATTTCAAGCCATAGCGCCGTTATTTTTGCCTGCATAGTCCCTTGTTGGATTTTTCCGGTTTATTCCGTTTTTTGGACACACAAGCGGTCTATATATTTTGCCTGTTCCACCGGGAATCCGGCATAGACAAATACCCGGCAGTTCTCCCGCAGCAGTCTCGCACGTCCCACCGCCTGTTCCAGCTGGGAGGACAGCAGCCAGGTCTGCACCATCCGGAGCGTTTCGTCCTTGTAGGTGTTGAGAAAAAACGACTTGTTCTGATAGGTGATTCTCTGCGGGTACATATGCACTTTTGCCAGACTTGCCCCTGCACGCATCGCATACAAGCCATACACCACCTCGTCCAGATTGGGCAGTCCCACAACAGACAGATCTTTTCCTTTCAGTGCATTGATGCCCTCCACATTGCCGAAGTGATAGTGTGTGATGAACTCTTTTTCAATGTCCTTAAAAGTGATAACTGTGGTATCTCTGCACAACTCTTTGAGCAGGCGAATCTTGTCATAATCATTCTGAAAAGCATATCGGCTGTAGCTGGAATCGGTGTACTGGAAAATATGCCCTTTGTATTCCGCCTTCGGGCATTCGTGAAAGTCAATTGCCCGGTTGGGGTAAACCTTTTGATACAGTTCCCGGCAAACCGTTGCCGAAAGCATCACCAGTTTACAGTCCGGCAGCGGTTCTTCGATCAGAAAGGTCACCCGTTCTCTGTCCGCATGGATGTACTTTGCACGCAGCAGACCGTATAGATTCACTCCAAAATGGCGTATCTTCCGCAGCTGTTTTTCCTCTAGCTCCACCGCAAACTCGTCCATCTGATGATAACCCCGTTTCAGGCAGATTCCGTTCAGGCGGCTTTTTACCGAGTCCGGAAGATACCGACTGCCAGTCATCTTTTTTAGGGTCTGCATCGAAACAGACTCCGTGCGGAAAATCGTCCGGAAAATGTCCTCATCCAAGATCACATCATGGGTTTGAAATACCTCTTTCGGCAAATGCAGCAGCTTGGCATGGGTGGTGATGATATGCCCCTGGAATCTGGCAGTGCTTTTGCAGTCCTTCAAAAACCGGGAGATTTTCTCATAATCCGGGTTGTCTTTTCCCATATGCTGTAGCGTTTCCGCCAGAAACTGCAGTGCATATGCACCTGCTCCGATGTCGTAAAAATCCTGCATCTCCTCGGTCACTTCCTCTGAAATGCCGTATGCGGCAATATCCGGTGTGGCACAAATGGCTTCGATTCCATGCAGGTTCGCATCATAGAATATCTGCCGTTTCAGTTCATGAGTCGGCACAGCGATCACAACAGGACGCACGCTGTCTTTCATGTAGTTGAGATAGGTGCTGGTCTTGCCCAAAGCGGTCTGCCCCTTGATGAGGTAAAGCTTGTTTTCCGCAGATGCCATTGCCGTTTGAAAGGCGTTTTGCAGGTCCTGGTGAGCCGTTTCCAAATCCACATAGTGCTCCTTTTTCAAAATGCACACTTCTCGCCGGGTCGGTTTTGCCGTGGAAAGCATATTTTCGGAATGGCTGCACCGGTCACAATAATCGCAGTTTTCGCAAGATGGCACAGGCAGATTGTCCTTGATGATTGCTGTCAGAATTTCCTTCCAGTTGATATTCTGGTAGTGCTGTTCGGCATTCTTTTCCGAATGCATGATCTCCAGAAACTTTTGCTTTCCCTTTTCTGCACCGCACATGCCTCTTGCCAGAAAATAGATGTCCTGGGTGTTTTCGATTCTGCCTTCGGTGAAATCCCAGTAGAGCGGACAGCAGTCATAGAGGTTTTCCCAGCTGAAATTGCGGTAGACTGCTCTTCGCTGCTTGTTCCGGACACCCTGTCTGGCTTGGGTCTTGCCATGGAGCTTCCATTTCGCCATGACCATTTTTGTCTCGTATCCATAGGTGCAGGCATCCAGAGGCGTGACGGAATAGGTGTTGTCTTTCAGCAGGTAGAGGATGGGGAGCGTATCTTCGACCTCTGTCTTTTCTTTTGCAAATTCTCTTCGCAATACTTCCTTATAGTGCTTGGCATCGGTCAAGCCTCTCACATAGCTCAAAAACGCGAACAGGACATCGTAAATGCTGATCTGAAAGCGTGGTTCAAATTGGGTGGGATAGGCATAGGTTCGGTCTGCATACTGCGTTTGAAAAATCGCACAGAGCAGGTCGCCAAAAAACCGTGCGGTTCTTTTGTCGGCAAGCTCCTCCCGGAAAAAGAACAGCATATCGCCGTGTTGTTCCTGGTATAGGATTCCGTAGTGATAGGCGAGGTTCAGCATATGGTCTCCGTGAGGATCGGTTTGAAAATGTTTGAGTGCAATGACGTATTTCACGTTATCTTCTCCCTTCGTGCATTATCTTTTACCAGATAGTTCTGTCTGTTTTATTTTGAAAACCGGCGGTGCTGAAAATTCCGTCCATGCGTGCCGTCGTCGCTATGCGCCGTCACGCACAGACCAAAACGCCAGAAAGAATGGGATTTTTGTACACTGCCCTTATATAAATAAGGGAGTTGTACATTTTTCCCGTCTGGTTGTTCTTCTGTGGTGTTTGTCGACCGGGGAGACAAAAACACCATGGAAGAAACGGTCAGCAGTGCCGGATGATTTTCAACTTTCAAGCAAACATATGGATAATAGCAGTATACATAATTTCTATAGGGTATGCTGTCCATGGTTTTTGCGGATATTTCAAGGAAAATCCGCCACACGATCGGTTTTATTTCACACACAAACATACCACATATTTTTGCATCAACATACCACCGAAACCGAATGATCACTACCTGAAAAGACGATGTATGAAAAAGAAGAAACAAGCTGAATCTGAGAGAGGAGACTTCCATTAAGTGAGGGCTCGGATTCAGCAGAGGGGCAAAGGAACGCTGCAATTGCCTTTGTCTTTCCACTCCTCGTGTCAGCCCTCATACCCTCTGCGACACCCTGTACAACAGCGTACAGGGGATTTTTTTGCCCGAAACATACCACAGTGTGTAAACTGAAACATTGCAAAATCACTGTAATCCACTGAAAAAGTCAACGGATACAATTATATATCATTATCGTGAATCTGTGCCAGGTACTGATGATACGATCATGTCGACCGCATAGAAAAGCCGCCTTCGGGCGGAACATAGGGACATAACAAACCAGCGAAAGGAGGGAAAAAGATGTTTCAGAACAAGCGTTTTTTGACCAGAGGCGTACAGGCAGAAGTTCCGATGGAGTTACATCTATTCCTATGGCACTGTATTGACCAGCTACCAGAAGAACGAGATTACTTTCAAGTCTTTGCACTGAAAGAAATTGATGGAAAACAGCACATCCACCACTTTTCCGAACAGCCGGAGTACAGTCAAGACTATATGATTGACCTTGCCAATCCAGTCAATCAAAAGGTCTATGTCATTGATGACAACGACCATTCCACCATGCTCTTAGCAGAAGAATATTGACCCCAAACACAAAGCTCTACCGAAGAAAATCGGTAGGGCTATTTTCATTTTACGGAGGAATTTCAAATGAGCGAAGAAGTAAAAAAAGAACAGAACGAACAGGAAGAAACCTTGTATTGTGAGTGTTGCGGATGCCTTATTGACGATGATGATTACACCGAGTGGAACGGGCAGATCATCTGTTCCGACTGCTTGGAGAATCACACTACCACCTGTGAATGTTGCGGCGAACGCATCTGGGACGAGGATGTCTATGGTGATAACGACATCACCCTTTGCAGTCATTGCTATCATCACAACTACACCAGATGCAGTTGCTGTGATGCTCTCTTGCACGAAGACGATGCTTACTATCTGGACGGCGAGACATACTGCCGTGACTGCTACGAGGACGAGCGAGAGGAGAGCAACTTGATTCATGAGTACGGCTACAAGCCAAACCCCATTTTCTACGGTGAGGGCAATCGTTACTTTGGCATCGAACTGGAAATTGACGGAGCAGGCAGAGATGATGACTTTGCGGAAGAACTGCTGGACATTGCAAACGCCCATGCAGACCTGCTTTACATCAAAACAGACGGTTCGCTGGATGATGGCATGGAACTGGTTTCCCACCCCTGCACCATGGACTATCATATCAATGAATTTCCGTGGGAAGATATCATGCACCGTGCAGTCCATCAAGGCTACCGCTCGCACCAGACTTCAACCTGCGGTCTGCATCTTCATGTGAACCGAAACGCTTTTTCCGATAGCCAAGAGGGGCAAGACGAGGTGATCTCCAGAATCCTGTATTTTGTAGAGCATCACTGGAATGAGCTTTTGAAATTTTCTCGTCGTTCCGAATACGCTATGAACCGCTGGGCGGCAAGATACGGTTATGAACATACCCCGAAAGCGATCATGGATAAGGCAAAAAAGGGTGGAAACGGTCGATATGCTGCTGTGAATCTCTGCAACTATCACACTGTGGAGTTCAGACTTTTCAGAGGCACTTTGAAGTACAACACCTTTGTGGCAACCATTCAGCTGGTCAACCGTATCTGTGATGCCGCAATGTACAACACGGACGATTCCATTGCAAAGTTATCATGGTCGGATTTTGTAGCTGATGTAACGGAACCAGAATTGATACAGTACTTGAAAGAACGTCAGCTGTATATTAACGATAAAGTTGAAGAAACGGAGGAATACTGATATGTGTGCATTATTTGGTTGGCTGGACTACAAGGGGGTTGTGTCGGACAGGCTGCTGAAAAAGCTGACACAGGCGTTGGCAAATGCTGCAGAAGAACGAGGAACGGATGCGTCTGGCATTGCCTATGTGAAAAGCGGTAAGGTCACCATCTACAAGAGACCGAAACCTGCCCACAAGATTCGCTTTAACGCACCCAACGGTACAAGGGCAGTCATGGGACACACCAGAATGACCACCCAGGGAAACGAAAAGTTCAACTACAACAATCACCCTTTCTATGGTCATGCCGATGTGAACTTTGCCTTTGCCCATAATGGTGTGCTGTATAACGATAAGGAACTCAAAACCGAAAAGCACCTGCCGCAAACGCAGATCGAAACTGACAGTTATGTTGCAGTGCAGCTGTTGGAACAGCAGGGCAAGTTGGATTTTGGCTCGCTCAAGGGCATGGCAGAATCCGTGCAGGGCAGTTTCTGTTTTACAGCTCTGGATGAAAACAACACGCTCTACATCGTCAAGGGCAGCAATCCCATGTGCCTGCTCCACTTTGCACAGCTGGGGCTTTACATCTATGCCTCAACCGAAAGCATTCTGAAAAGGGCGTTGCAGAAGTCTGGTTTCCACAAGTATCCGTTTGAAGTGTTGAACATAGAAGAAGGAACGATTCTGGAGATTGACCGCTATGGTTTTCTGACCTGCTCTACCTTTGAGGTACAGGAAAGTTTCCGGTTCGGCAAGTGGTACAACTGGTACGACGAGTTGGAGGAAGAGTATTACTCGCAGCAGGAAGAATTGCTGTTGGAGATGTGCAATTGCTACGGTGTGACAGAGGATGACGTTCTCTTGCTGTTGGATTATGGCTATTCCGCCGATGAGATCGAAGAGATGCTGTGCGACAGCAACTTGCTTTTGGAGACGCTTTGTGCGGTTCGGTGTGAAGAGGAATTTTGCTGCGAGTAAACACAAAAAGAAACTGCCTTCCTCTTGGAAAAGCAGTTTCTTTTTTCGATTGCGACAATGTTGACTTGCTTCTTGTTCCACGTTCCAGGTAGTTTGCAAGATCAACAACATTTTTCTCGAAGTTTTCGATCGCTTGGAACATGGAACACCACATCCAACTCACACCACAAAATTATTTTTATTTCTCTTTCTATATAGAGAGTCAAATGAAAAAATATTTGCACAAAAATATTTTCGGCGAAATTGCAATGCTTTTTTACAAGAAATAGGCGATACAGATCCACTCTATTGTTTCTGTAAATTCACGCAATTCATTTGATAAATGATTTGGAAGTTTATCTCCAATGTAATCCCACAACAACTCCCGCAATGTAAAAAGTCTTATTTTAGCTTTGCTCAGTTCTTCACAATTTAATCGGTACCTGCATTCCTTTTCTTGTTCACACTCTGATATCTCACACCATATATGGTTCAAGTCTGTCCTCTCTTTACAGGTATTAGCACTATGGTATACGATACTTCTAACCATTCCTTCCTCATAAAATTTTAGACGCGTCCAATCAGTCTGATCTGATGTGTGGTAGCAGATCAAACGTCTGATATATTCCTCTTTCCAATCTCTTTTTTTCTCTTTTTTGCTTGCTTTTTCAAAAGTCTGCGCTTTTGTTCTAAACAAGTACTTCAGATTTTCTTCGATATCTTTTAGTGTTCTGGCATTATGAATGGTCCTTATTCCTGTTTCTATGTTGTATAAAACTGCATTCATGCGCTGCATAAGAGATTCATTCTTTTTATCCACCTCATTCCGATACAGATTGTATTGAACGTCAGGCCTATAAACTACATGACACAATTCTATACTGGTTTTTTTCTCACATTCTATGATTTTTTTCGCTTCTAAAGGCAAAAACGTTTTAAAAAGTTCCACATTTTCCTGAATCAAGAGGCGTCGATAACGAACATACAGAAATCTGACCCATTTTTTAAAATCGTCTATGTGTATCGAATTATGAAGTTGTGGACATCCAAAAGGCACACAATTTGTTTCCATAAAAAAAGTTAAAACAGAAGAAAATAGATCTTCCAGACACTTCTTTTGACAGGTAACTATACTTTCTTTTCTTTTTAGCTTAATTCTTAGAAAAGAAAAATCGATTCCAGTGAGAGAAAAGAACATTGTAACACATCTGTTTGAAAATGCACTCTCTGAGTCGACGCCTTCACCATTTTTTAGTTTATATGGTTTTCTTTTTTCCGGATACAGATAGTAACGGCATTTGTCCAGATAAAAGTTTTTCGTTTTTTGAGTTAAATGCGGTGCATTCGTGTGATTATCTATAGCTTTTCGGCTTTTTTTCTTATAATTACGAAATGCCGGGTTATCTTCTAAAAACAGCTCTCCGGTATCTGGATCTGTCTTTCCAACAGTAGTAACAAATTGACTAAAAACATATTCTGATTCTTTTAAGAAAAAATAGAAATTAATTGCGGTTTCAAAATCATTGTCGAACATTTGAGATCCTCTTTTCGAATTCTTAGTATCACTTTATAGAATATCAGTGACAAAATCCATCTTTATTATATCATACTTCCCCATAAAAAGAAAGTATAATTTCATGCCATAACCACAAATCAAAATAAGATTTCTACATGTGAAAAAGTGCTGTTCATCATAATTTTTCTGTATATTTTATTTTTGGAACAAAACTTTTTTCTATACTTGTTACGTTGAACAGTAAAAAATCAATTTTTATATATTAGCTTATTGTTAACTTGTTAAAAGTATGGTATAATAAAAGCAGGCAAAAAGCCGTATTCACAACGCCACCACTGGCAAGTGAAAATAATTCTAGGAGGAATGCAAATTGAATGAATTGCAGAACAACAACATCACTATCCTAAAAGGCAAACAGTTGAAAATCTATGAGGCGCAGATATCGGATTATATATGCAGTACGCATCACTTTAAGATCTATGAAGGCGATCTATATGTGCGCAATGGATGCCAGGATATAAAGGTCGACAAATACGAGTTTTACAACTGGATATATCAACTAGCAGCTCAGAATGGGGTAACATTGATGTCTTCCAACTGCGCCGACATTTTGAAGGAGGTGATGCTTCGAAGTCTAAAATTTAAAGGAATCCCAAACGGAGAGGAGTATACTGTTTTCAGAAACTGCTGTGTTTCCAATCTGACCGGTCAAATCGTTAGCCTGCCAGATGATTATTTCTCCACAATTTGCGTAGAGGCAAACTATGTGACAGATCCAGTGTTGAATCACCCAGTTGCAGATCAGTTCCTGTATACCATTAGCGGTGGTGACCCAGTATTGACCAAACTGCACTGGACATATTGGGGATACTGTCTCTCTTCAGATGCTCACGCAAAAGCCCTTTTCTTTCTATATGGACCTTCCGGCAACAATGGAAAATCTACAGAGCTGAATCTGCAAAAAAGCCTTCTGTCAAAAGGAAGTGTAGACTTTATGCCCATTAGAACGCTCTTATCAGAGTTTGGCAAAGCACGTCTGCGCAATATCAGAATGGAAATCTCAGCAGATGAAGGCGAATTAAACCTGAGCGCAAGAGATATTGGTTATCTGAAAACTTTTTCAGGACATGATGATTTGACAGCAAATGTCAAGTTCAAAGAATTTGTATCCTTTCCCTGTACCAGCAAAATCGTAATTTCCAGCAACAACAATATTGGTATGGCGTATTCCAATATCGATCCGGCTTTTGCAAGAAGAGTCGTTACAGTTCCTTATCCGGTTTCCATTCCAAAGGAACAGCAAGATCCATATATTCTGGAAAAGCTGCTGGCAGAGAAAGATGCCATCGCTACAGAGGCATTTCGCAGTTATCTGGCACTCAGAGAAAACAACTATAAATTCCCAAACTGTACTGCATATACAATGCAGTCGTCACTGTTTGTACCACTGAACAGCGCATACAATGCAATCCAAGTTTTCAGCTGTACAAACTGTGACTTTTCCGATCCGGATGCTTTTACAAGTACCTTTGACTTGTATATGGCATTCTGCGCTGTATATGGCAGCGTATTTCAAGATATCACAAGCTTTTCCCAGGAATTTTACCGTGTCAACGTAGAAAAACTGGAAAAGACCAGAAAACGAATTGGCGGACAGAACAACCGTGGTTTTTACGGCGTTAAGCTTCATGCGTAACGCCGCAGTAATAAAGGAGGAAGAATTATGCCTATTATGATTTACCCAGAAAAAATGGACCCGGCAGCTGTCTCTGCTCATGCGGCAGAGATTGCAAATGTGAAGAATCCAATGCTTGCGTCCCTCTGCCTGATAACAGGCTCTACGCTTGGCGGTTCTAAGGAATATCTGACTTCGATCATCAATGCGAAAGATGTGGACAAGCTGGAATACGGTGAATCCTTGTGTGTCTTCTCACCGACTGGCTCAGGCAAGACAAAAGCGATGGAATTGATCATAGCCGCCTTATCCTCGGATTCACATCTCATTGTCCTGGCAAACCGCCGCATATGCAAAACACAGGTGCTCAAGGATTTGATCAAATGCCCGAATATTCCGGGAGCCTTGATCGAAAAAATAAAGGTCAATGATAATGTGGAAGTCATGACATACCAGGAATTTGCAAGAAAAAAGCATAAGTACCAAGGAAAAAAGCTGGTTTTGATCTGTGACGAATGCCACTGTTTTGCGGAAGATGCAACGTTTTCTCTTTATCCACAGCATGTGGTGAATTTTCTCAATGGCAACCTCGACAATACGAAACGAATCTATATTACAGCAACGCCAAGTGATGTTCTTCCTATTCTATGGGACATTGAGAATTTGTCCGATAAGCCTCTCTGTCAGTTTGACCCTGACAATATACAGCATTTTCTACGAGTAACACCAGATGCAGACTGCACCAGAATCAAACATACCTACATCATGCAGTCGGACTGGACTTATCTGAAATTTGCAGTATACCACCCAGCCAAACGTAAGGAATTGGCTGAATACATTCAGAAATTCTGCGCCCAAGGAAAAAAGGCACTGATTTACATCAACGACATGGAAGCTGGCGCAGAGATGCAAGAGCTGCTGGGAGACAGTCAGCGTATCTATTCCAGTGATGACAAGAAGGATGAGATCCAAAAGATTGCTTTGCAGGAAGGTTTCGATGCGAGTGCACTGGTGACAACAAAGGTAGCGGAAAATGGCTGGTCAATTCATGATGACAACCTGTCTCTTATTGTAGCGGAAACTTGTGATATGGTCGAGTTACAACAGATCATAGGCCGTGCAAGAGTTGGCCGCAAAAAGCCACGTGAAATTCAGGTGCTTATCCCGGACTATGACCTTAGTCTTCTGGGAAATATGGAGGGTAAGCTTTATATGCAGCTGTCTGCATTCCAAAAGGCAGCAGATAATCCGGACTTTGCCCTGCAGTATCTGAACCAGCCTAACCCATATGTTTGCTATGATGCGATCTTAAAAAAGCCTCTGGTGAACCGCATTGGTCTTCAGCAGCTGCGAACCCAACTGAATCACATAAGAGCCTTGAAGACAGAAGAGCAAAAAAATTCCCATGCCTTTGTACGAAAGGTATTGGAGACTTACGGAAAGCCAACCGAAGGCATGGAAGAATTATTCCTGGATTACGATATCACAAAGGCTTGTCAGCAGCGCATCGTATCAGCCTGGGGCAAATATAAGTCCAGCAACTGTGATCCGGATGCTTTGAAGGCCCTCAAGGAGGAACTGAAAGCCGCCTGCAATGAAACTGGCGCTTATCCGAAGGAATTGAAATCCAATATCCAGATCGACACTGTGAATGATATCCTCTTATTTGCAGGCATTCATGAAATCGTATCTCCTGAGATCAGACGCTTTGAGATCACAGACAGAAGCTCTTCAGCACTGTCTGCTGATGTGTAAATATCACCCAAAACAAACATATATTATTGCCGTGAGGAGGGACAAACAATGGCTATGAAAACGAAAAAGCGCATTCCGCTTCAGAAAACCATCTGGTGCAAGATTCGCTACTGGCAGCTGCTTCATGATCTGACTGACGATGAACTGGCAATGTATCTGAACTGTTCCACAAGAACGCTTCAGAACTACGATCATGATGCCAAAAACCTTACATTAAAGACAGTGGACACGTTCCTCTGCGTGAACGAGTTGACACTGGAAGAATTAATGACCGCATAACACATAACGCAGACGATACCTTAAATGCGAGGTACCGTCTGCTCTTTTTTTGAAAAGGAGCAATCAGAATGAAAAAGAAGTTCAACATCAAGCAAACAGACAGCGGCAATTTCTATACCTGGGTATCTGAAGGAAGTGGAAAATACCGCAAAAAGAGCAAGATCACAGGCAGTACGCCAAACGAAGTCATTATCAAGGCTACGAAGTGGCTCAAACACATTGACGAAGAAAAGAACACACCATACACAGTAAAGCAGGCAATGCTGCAATTTATTGACAGCCGAAGCCGTGTGCTTGAACCGACTACGATCTGCAACTACAGAGAACTTGTCCGCAATAAGTTACAGTACATCATGGACATCAATATCGAAGAACTCACGGCAAAGGATATCCAAATCGCAATCAATCTGGATGCACACCGTCTCAGTCATAAATCCATCAAGAATGCTTATGGATTCCTGAAAAGCGTTTTGATTGCAAATGACATTGATATCAAGCTGGGCAGCATCAGATTACCGAAAAAAGAGGTTCGAGAACGTAAGCTTCCGACAGCGCCCGAAATCTACAAAATCGTCAAGGGCACGGACAGTGAATTGCCTGTTCTGCTTGCAATGTGGTTGTCACTGCGCATCGGCGAAGTAGCTGGACTGCAATTCAGAGATGTCGATGCCAAAACAATGCGTCTGTATGTGTGCCGTGAGATCGTAAAAGTTGATTCCGGCTGGGCAGAAGTGAACCACTGCAAAACAGAGAAAAGTGTGCGCTGTGTAAATCTTCCCATACACATCTACAACTTAATTCAGGCAATCCCACACCAAAAAGAGACAGACCACATTATTTCGGTCAAACCCAATACCATCCGAAAGCGATTCAAGCGACTGCTCCGAGACAACGGTATTGAGGATATTCGCTTTCATGATTGCAGACATATCTTTGCAAGTACGGCTGCCATGCTGAATGTACCAGAGAAATATGCCATGGAAATGGGCGGCTGGAGTACACCGGATGTATACAAAAACGTATACCAGGAAACCTTTGACAGCGAGCGCAACAAGGCAGACGGCATCATAGACGATTGCTTCAACAAGGTCGTAATCGACAAGAACGATTGAAAAATGACAGAAGCCACAAGAATGCAAGGGGCTTTTCGAAGTCCCTTGTTTTTTTCAGTTGGCACTTTTCGTTGGCACATACCCGAAAAAGTTGGCATTTTTGAGAAAAATCCATCTTCCGCCAGAAATATCAGAACACAAAAAAACGGCTTAAATGCGTCAAATTTCGCATCTAAGCCGTTTTGCATCTGGTCGAGGTGACAGGACTCGAACCTGCGGCATCTTGGTCCCAAACCAAGCACTCTACCAAACTGAGCTACACCTCGCTACTGTCGCTATCATTTTCCAGATAACGAACAGTTTTATTATATCACAAATTGTCTGTCTTGTCAATACATTTTTTTTGCTTTTCCGCAGAAAGCAAAAAAAATGTACAAATGCGGCATCACCGTTTCACGCCGTATTTCCGGTAAAACGCCGCAAGATCTGCATCTGACTGAACCAATTCCGCATAGCAGAGCCGCTTTTTTGCCGCATCGTAAAATCCGATCACAGTTTCACCAGTACAGGTGCTGGACTCTGCCCGAATGTCCGATGCCGAAAATCCGTCCGGAATCGCCTGCGTCTTGGTTCTCTTGTGAAAAAGCTCCACACAACCACCTCACATCAAAAATGCCGGCGAATTTCAACTCGCCGGCATTCGGTTTCATATCAAAAGAAAGTGCTTACGATGCAATAAAGGTGCAGAATGCACGATATGTCATAAAGACATCCAGTTTGGAAACCACCTCAAACGGTGCGTGCATGGACAAAACCGGAACGCCCACGTCAATGGTGTCAATATCCAGGTTTGCAATATAA